CGTAGTCTCGTGGGCTCGGAGATGTGTATAAGAGACAGTTATAAATGCCTGTATTTTTGTAATTGAAATTCTATAAATAATTTCCAAGCTTTATTCCAGATCTACCAAGAATTCCTTTTAGTCCGCTATTATTTGTAGCCGTTCTGGTAGCGCCACCTTTATCTATGATATCTGATAACTTAATTTTTTGACTTATTGTCATCCAGTCTGGGTAATCCATTCTGTCAAATAAGCCCTAATTTCTATATCCGATAAAGTCTTTTGATTTTGATTTTAACCTTGTACCAAATTTATTTATAGACTTAGTTCTGTACTCATTAAAGAAATTAGATATCTTTTTATTTATTCTCTATCCAGGCATTAAATCCCAAGTATCGTTTACCTTTATAATGCCTTCTATTGGCTTTTTATTTAATAATTTAGTTGAAACAGACACATTCCCACCGGCACTCGTAATAAAGTCTTTATCAGCGAATGGTGTTCCCGCGTTAACTACTTCTATATCTCTAGCACCGCCACCATAGCCTTTTCCTCTTAATTGTTTTAAAGCGTCTATATTGGTTAATTTTGTTCCATCGGCTGCAGACTATGTAAATTTATAATCTCCAGATTGCGGCAATTTCAAATACCTCCTATACGCATTAGCTCTTGCCTACAAAGCAATATCTCCATCTACATTATATGCTTTTTCAAAAACACTTTTAAGAGCTTTGCCAGCAAAATTATTCTAAGTCCAAAATGCTTTATTGATATCTGGTGCACTACCTTTTAAAATATAATATGGCCACGCAAGAGCTGGAGCAACAAGTTTTCTTGCGGAATAAGAAGCAGGAGGAAGATAGCTATATAATATAGATCTTGTGAAAGCGTTGTTAAATGGATTGTAATTTTCTTTTGATAGTTCAAGCAATTCCTTTGTGTTCTAAATTTTATCAGAAAATTTTTCACCAATCTTAGATCCTATCATTATATCAAATAACTAATCGGCAGCTCTTCCTGTTTCTCCGTAACCACCATAAAGCCCATAATTACTCTCTTCCCATGGCATTCCTGTTCCGCGCAAAGTTCCAATCCATCTAATTGGCGACAAAGTTGTCATGGCCTTACCGATTTTACTAACCTTGTCGTAATATCCAGATGCATCGTATCCGTTTTGCTTCATAATCATTGCTGGATAGTTTATTGCAGCTTCTACTGATTTATCAAAACCATGAACAACGCCATTAGGATCCCAATATGAAGACGTGTTATGTCTACCAGAAGCAGCCCATGGGTTAACTTTTGATTTATCTCCAATAATTTCTACTTCAGGTAATAGTAATCCAGCGCTATAAAACGGTTCTCCTGTTTCTTTGTAATAAAGCATTCCATCTTTAACTTCTAAAGGAGCACCTGTTTCTGATTTGATGTCCTTACCGTCTCCAAACTTAGGAAGCTTAAGTTTCTTTCTAAGCTACTTCTCAGCTATATGCTAATCTGCTTCAGCCTATACTTTTCTTCTACGTTTGATCTTACGAAAGAGTTTATGACGCTGATAGTCATTCTTCTTCTACATCTTTCGCTTAGGACTTTCCATCTGTGTCATAATTAATCCTTTCCTTTATTCCACCACCAATGACCATGTTTGTCGTATTCTTTATTTGCATCTATTTTAGCTTTCTTTAAATACTTCTTGTCACCAGTTTCTATGAAATTTACCAAATTTGGCTAGATTACCTCATGAGCCTAATGCTCTATATTTCCTCTTCTTTTGTAATCTGATCCATTGACACCTTTGTTATCTAATGGCATAATAGGTTTCCTTATTTATATCTTGATTAAACTTATCTTGCTACAATGGATTCACGCCTGCTATTCTTTCATCTTTACCACCTTTGAAGTGTAAATTATTTCCTCTTCTCCACCAGAACTTCTAGCCATAAGAGTCTTTGCCAAAGTTATTAGATGGAAGCAAGTTTAGTATATTCGGAAGTGAAGGCTATGTTATACTATCGTACATCTACTGTTTATACTTATTAAGATCACGCTATTGCTGAGCCTTTATTTCTTCCTAAGTTGGACCAAGTAGAGTTGTAGGAACATCTGCTCTAATAGTACTAGGCTATCTTATAGATGGAGAATTGATAATTATAGGACTAGCATTCTTGGCATCTTCGTAATCCTGCTCAATGTCATTTAACTATACATTATAGTTATAAGCATCCTTATGTGCATTTTTGTGATTACGAGCGGCTTTAACAAGGCTGTTCATACTATTAAGGTTTCTCGAGTAATTCTAAAGAGAATCTTCATAATAACCCTTCTATTTAAGAGCCCTAGCATAATCCTATGTAGATTTAGCTCTAAGAGCTGCTCCGTATCGTGTATGCATAAGCCTTACATAATCCTTAACGAAATCAGAATCGCTCTTATATGTATTGTAAGTCTTACCATTCCAGCCTACTCCACCATAATTATGTTGTCTTCTAGCAGCTCTAGATCTACCGTAATTAGATTCATATGCAAGCTAACGCATTACATTGTAAAATGCAGCATCACCATAACCGTATCTATTTAGCTATTGTCCTACAAGAGGGCCCATTCTGTTAACAAAAGTATTAATAGAATTATCTTTTCCACCTTTATATTTATGAAGTATAGGATGCTCTTCATTTAATGGAGCGTCAAAAGGTAATGGCTTAATAATGTCTTCAGCTATATTAACATCCTTTCCTTCATTATAAGCATTAAGTATAGACTATACATTCTGATCCATCTACAGCTACTCTTCTGGACTAGGTTCCTCAGCCTGGGTGTTTCCACCCAAGTTGATTCCTCTAATATCCTTCCAGTAATCTGCGCCATTCTTCCACGCTTCATACTTCTATTGAAATGTCTTATTATCGAACTTCATCACTTCTGACCAACCACCTTATTCTTAAGGGCCGTGCGAGCCTTAAGTTTCTCGCGTTCATAAGCAGCATCATCCTTGGCCTTCTACAGCTCTGTCTCATGCTTCATCTTATCCTTCTCGAGCTAAATCTTCTGATCTTCTATCTCACGCTTCTGCTTAGCTTCATAACGCTTATTATAAGCGTCCTGATTAATCTTCTGCTGTTCGATAGCTTGCTTTCCGATTTCGATTGGGTCTGGGATTCCGTTTTGATCTTGATCTAACTCTTCTGTTCCACGATAAGCATTAATCTGTGCTACAGCTATTTTAGTCTGATTATCTTGATCAATCTGATATCTCTGAAGATCCATTTGAGCTTCCTGTAACATAAGCTCTTGCTGCTTAGATTCATTCTACATCTGCTGTAACTGCTGTTGCTGCTGAGCTTCTGCTTCCTGCTGCTGTTGCTGTATCTGTTCCTATCTAGTCTGCATATCCTTAAGCTTCTGCTTAATGATATTGAAATTATCGTTTGTAAGAATCTCTGCAGCTTCAAGTAAACTAGCACCATTCTGCATAGCTGGCTGTATAAGCTGCTGGAGCTTCTGTATGTTCTCAAGATCTTTAGATGTATCACTTACGAATACATCCATATCTTCATAGTAGAACTTAGGAGTAATATCCAAGAATGCTCTTTCTCCATTATCAAAGATATACTGGAGCTTTTGTTTGCCAGTCTCTTCCCAAGCACCCTTAGCTGTATTAAGAAGCATATTAAGCACTCTTCGCTTGCACTGGTTATGAACCCAGAATAATGGCTCAGTAATATGTGAGCTCTGTATTACAGATCTTTCTACATTACCTACCATCTCTGATGTGCTTACAGCTCCTTCACGCTGCTATGTAATACCAGAGATCGTTCCAGCCAGTTCTTCTATCTTATCCATAAGCTGTATATATTCAGCTATGACGTTAGACATTGTAAGATCCAATGCTGTAATCTGATTGAACTGAGCAGGCTTACCACCCTCTCTTCCTGGGATATTCCAACCTTCTTCATATGGGTTAATAAAGTTAACACCAACACTAGACAAGTAATGCATCCATTTAGCTGGGCTAATATTCATAGACTTAGGAATCTATGTAATATCCATGTTTACAACCTTACCTTTATCTCTGGCGATAGCTAACTCAAGTCTGTACCATAATACAATATACATATACTACAATGGCTTAAGAATGCTAACCAATGATCTAGGCTTACTATTTGTGTTACTATAAATAGCACCACAATAAGGAAGCTTCTGACTATTAGGGTTATCGATACTTACATGCTGATACTCGATAGGCTGTATGCCAAAGTATAAATCGCTACCAGCTCTATATCCTTCCCATACCTCTATAATCCAATCTGGTTCTATGCTTACCTCGTTACCAACAGGCTGATATGTTTCATCAACTATATTAATCTAAGGCTATCCTGCGTCATCTGTAGTTGTTACGTAGAATATCTTCTTAAAAGACTTCCAGCAACAATGCCATACATTTACAAGCGATTTACCTGATCCTTCAAATATCGGGTTATCATATATACGCAACTGTATGCCCATATCAACAGGACTTCTGTCTCCAAGGTTTCTGCCAGGAGTAGAACCAATCATTTCTTCAAGCCTATCAATATCCTTCTCTTCAAGCTTGTCGTAATATCTATCGTATACTTCAGTTATAGGCATACGCATCTTTCTGCAACACCATGATCCATCCTCAATAAAATCAAGGTCTGGGCTTTTATCGTAAGAGAAACATATAGGATTAACTCTTTCAGCATATGGCTCTGCATTAAGTACGCCAACGTAATAAATTTCTCTACCTGAGATCAATCCGTCCTTCCAGCCTTTGATAAACTCGTTGTCAAGATCAAGCTTCTCTCTCAGATAAGTAAGAGAATGATACGCAGTATTTTCTACAATATCTTTGTAGTCTTTGTCCATATACTTAGCTATCTACTCTGGCGGCATAATCTCTCCAGACTGTAGCTATTCCTGGAACTACTGAGCTTCTTCTGGGCTCATTTTAGCTGTGATAGCTGCTTCTATATATTGTAGAATCATCTATTTCTCTTTCTCCTGCATTTCAGATGTAGCCTCCTATGAAGTTCTGATAACTCTGAAGTTAAGAGGTCTTTTTGTTTCCTCACCTATAAGCAAATCTACTTTAGGTCTTATAATATTAAAGTCGTGAGGAGTAGCAGGAAAACCATCCTCGACCTTGAATGGGTTTGTAATTGATTTAAAATCCTTCTCGTCGAAGATGCTGTTATATAAATTATAATAGGTCTACAGCTCTCCGTAATATGATGTACTATTTCCTCCAGATGTTACGTTACCTTCACCTATAATATAGTTAACGCAATCTTCCTGCCATTTCTTTCCTTTCTTTGAAAGAGGGAGCTTTTGTCTGGGGAAAGCTGAATTGTATAAGTTATCTTCCATGTATTAAAATGTGAATATCGGCATACCGTCTTCACTTGTGCTGCTATCTTCTTCAAACCATTGTTTGCTAAATAACGGCATCTCGAAGAGTTCAACCTATTTGTTTTGTTCTTTTGCAGACGACACCTTTAACTAATAGAGCTCCTCTCTGTATATCATTACCATACATAAAGCTATTACACGGTCTACATTTCGTACACCATCATTCTCTATAAGCTCTTCTATTAGAGGTTCGCTGTATACTCTTTCTACATTAGGGTGACCTTCTTCAAACTCATCTAACAGCCACTCTAATATTAATCCTTCGCCATACGCCCTAATTTGCTTGGTCATGTGGCATCCTTTTCTTCTTTGCACTTTGCTGTCTTTAAAGACTTCAGATATGATTTTATCTGGCTAATCAGCCAAGAGGTAATCGCAGTGTTTATTCGTAAAGTAAGGGTAGATTCCTTTTCTTTCATTCTCAAATAATAATCTAGCGTTATAAAACGTAAGCAGCTTGCGAACATTCTCATAGTATTCTTCTGCTGTATCCGGTCTTCCGGAATACTCTGCTACTATTACATCTGTCCATGCTTCCCCAGCTCTTACGCGTTTAAATATAAATGTAGAACCAAGAGAGTTTGTAAAACTATCATCATGGTCGTATGGGTCGCATCCTCCTATATATAAACCGAGCGGAGGATCCTTTACTGGGTATTCCCATATAACTACTGATCCATGGGGCTTATCTCCCTTCTTAAGAGGGTAGTTAGTTATATCACCACTAGGCTTTTCTGTAGCATTTACCTGACCATTTCCATCCCATTCTAGATCAACTATATGCTTCATGCTTTGAAGCTTCTTATTGGTCCTTATTCTGGTCAACTGGTCCATTAATAACTTTCTAGGGAATATATTCTTACCAAGCTCCAATACAGCCTCTGCTGGCCTTATAGGACGCTCTGATATAAAGCGGTCTATTGATTGCTGACTAGCACCACCGTCCTTTACCTTGTTTCTCTGGTCTATAAGATTCTATATAGCTTTCTCTTTATAGCTATTTCCGTCTTTATCCATGTAAACCTAATTGCCATCATCATCAAATGACTCTAGGTTCGAATACGCTGGAACAAAGAATGCGCATTCAGTATTCTCTCTGCCTTCATCCCATATATTAGGAAAGCTGAGAACATTATAAGACTTAGGCTTATAGAACAATTCTTTCAATCCTTCGAAGCTAGCTCCTTCGGTACCACCGGTACCAAATGCTATCATCAATCCGAACGCTTTACCGTCATCGGTTTCTACTGAAGGCTGTTCTATACGCCATGCGTCAAGAAGGCTAGGGAATTTACCACCTTCCTCCCATAGTACAAGCTTAGCACGTGTACCACGCACACGTTCTGGATCGTTCTTAAGGGTTATTCCTGTTATACTAGACAGGTATCCTTGTTCGGTTTGTTTACCAAACTCATCGGTGATTTTATAACCGGATGTTCTTTCCATACGTGTAGACACAAGTCTTTGCTTAGCCCATGCTGTATGCTTATCAAGGAAGTCCATTATCTGCCAGGCTTTAGTTAACAAACCATCACCTATAAGGAATTTCTGTTCTGATGCTATAGCAAAGTTCTTCGAACCTGGTATAAGCATATAGTTTCTAACTAGCATAGATCCACCCTTAAATGAATATCCTCTCTGTCTGCATTTGAGCACAGCCATATGCTTTCCTTCCAACTCTGCTTGTTCTATAGCGCAAAAATAATAGTAATCATAGTCCCAAAAGCTAGGGAACTCAAGTATACGTTGTCTCCTCTTTCTGAGGTTACCCTCTCTATCTGTATACTCTTCTTCCTCAAGTCGCATGATTGGACTATAATTTAGATAGAAGTAATTGTATCCAGTTATACCTTCTCCATCTGGAGCTGTATAACCATTAATGCATCTATCTGTTTCTTGCTCCCAATATTTGTTATAATCAGTAGTACCTCTAGGAGCTAAGGTATAGCATCCATGCTGTTGAAAGAAGATAGCTGCCTATCTAAACTTATCAGTATCATGGAGTCTCTAATTAAAGTCTATCATAATTATTCGTACATACCAATAATGCCACCACCCTTGACTCTACCGGTTTCTGCTTGTTCTGCTTTTGCCTACTTCATAGCCATGTCTAACGACTTGATTATTCCGCTAACATCTTTCAATATAGCTGAAAGCTTCTTAGCTGTATCTATATCAAGCTCTTCTTCTGCATAGCTATCCATCGTGTTCATAATGCCCTCTGCTGCGCTCTTAGAAGATTTAAGCAGCCTGGTAGCAGGAGTCTCTTGGAACTCCTGGAACCTTTTTGCTAATTCTTTTACAACGTCATCAGGTTTATAATTCTCATTATTAAGTACATCTTTAGCTACTCTCCATGTGCGTTCTTTCTCTGGATATGCCTCATATGGGCTATTCCATTTATATCTCCACACTATGAATTCAATCTTCTTTAACGCATCTTGTTTATCTTTAGCATTGTTGTAGAAGTCTTTAAATGGTGGTATAGCTAAATCTTCTGTGCTTAATTGTATTTTATTCTATATAATATCAAACATCACGAAACTCTTCTACCCTTAATATGAACTACGTGGTCTTCATATGTATTACTCATATTATCTGTTGTGTTATCAGAAACTAAGAACATGTCACCCTCGTTTAGATTGTTATCTGAGTATGCACTAGTTAAATTTGGATATTTTGGAAGTCCTACTATACGTATACCACATTTGCCTTCGGAAACGAATTCGACTGCTAAATCGCCCTCTTGTACATATGTCGAAAAATATGCCAGAGATGTACCTCCAATACTCGGTTCTTTTTTAATACCAGCTCCAATATATAACTAAGCTTTATCGTCTTTAACATTAGAAAAAAACTTAGTTTTACTATTTGTCGACATTCTTAATCCAGACTAAGCATGTGAACCAGACTAACTTTCTGATAAATAATAAAGCTGCGCTATACTATTACCAGTTGTGTCATTTATAAACATTCCGGAAGATACTGCTTTTACTTTTGTATCAGGGCTAGTATAAATAGTTTGTTCTTTTGTTGTTATACAAGTCTCTCCATTAGGGTTATCAAACGTAGCATCGTATAAAGTGGCTGTATGTGCCGTTAAATTTCCAGTACTTGTAACAGTGAATGGAGCCGTTGTTAAATCAGCATCAGATATTTCACCAGCCCATATACGAACGTCACCCTTATTTCTAACCTTCCCATTAAGATCAGACTTACTATCAGGATCCTTACTAGAAGTCATACCTGCTACGATTGCACCACCGTCCATTATAACAACTTCTTCTGATGGCAACTCTTTAACGTAAGCCTAATTTTCTATTATCTTATCAGCTACAAAATTTTCTGTAACTTCGAACTTCTGAAAATATGTAGCAACATCAGGAGTCATTACCCAATGGTCGGATTCTCCGGAATCTGTATTTACGCAAACATAATACATGTTTTCATAAAGTACGACATCTTGATAGAATATGCCGTTTTCAGCATCTCTCTTTCCATCGTAGTACTTTTTACCATTTGTCCATGCACCAACAATTCTTAAAGGTGAACCTTTGAATGTTTGTCCAATAGATCCGTCTCTAGGATCACCTTTATCTCCAGATGATGATACAGGAATAGTCATAGATGTAAGATGTGCTCCATTTTTATTCTCTGCATATATAGTAATAGTGCTAAACTTGGATTGCACAGTTGTATTTACTGTAACTGTCCAATGATCTGAATCATACTTCAAACTTGCTATACTATTCGAATTTAATTGCATATATAAATTCGCCTCAGTATCATTTATACTAGTTCCATTTTTATACAGATTAACATTACAGCTCATCTATAAGTTATAGTCCTAATCTGCTGGAGCGTATGACAATGATATGTTTGAAAGCTGTAATGAATAAGTTATTCCATTTATACCAGACCTAATGATCGGAACGTATTCAGTTAATGTTATTGTTCCATTTATAGCTTTAAACAACATTTCGTTATCACCTTCTGTTTGAATCTAATCAGATGATATTGCGGTCCATGTACTTCCGCCATTAATACTATACGAGAATGACCAATTAGAATTATCTGATGGTGTAATATTTGTAATCTGTGAACCATCGCTTTTTGCAACATATACACTAATAAGATCTGGGTGCATTGTACCATCTTGGTAATTAATAATACTCGTAGACGTTTTAACATCGTATGATACGGCGTTTTCTCCAGCAGTTCCGGTTAAGCATATTGGATTTGTATATTCTCCATACTACCCATTACCATTTATGAATACCTGTGTCATCCATATGTAATATCCTGGTCTGTAATTTGGAGTGGTTTCTATCCATCCAGAACCATCCTGCGGAGGTTTATTTGCACTTGGCTTACTAGGTGCTGCTGAAATGCTTAGTTGTTCTTTGAAATAAGATTTATTATATCCAAATTTATTATAATCTATATTTGGGCCAGCACTGCTAGTAGGTATTTTTATGGGGCGCCCACTTTCAAGAGAGTACACCTTATCATTTATTAACAATGTTGATAATGTGTTCTTTTTAATATAATTTAAAAGCTACTGCTATACATAATCGGTATCTAATCCCCCATCAGATCTATTTCCAGATAAAGCAACTCTAAACTAACCACCATTCTTCTATGTAAGAATAAGCTCATTGTGTTCCAATGTAAAGTTCTCTATAGGATAATCTTTCCCTATAGTAGAGTCTTCGATTATCTTCTATATCTAAGCTATAGTATAATAGTTAGTGGGATCAAATTTTATATAGTCAGCCTTGTTTAAATACGTAGAATCGGCATTCTCTTTTGTAACATACTAATCAAAGTCAATATTACTAATAGCGTCATCAACATATTTCTTTTTAGCATACTCTTCAATATTTAAATCAGTAATAGCACCTGCTATCTGCCTAGACACTTCTATCAATATCTCTTTCTTTATAGAGTTATCTCCGTCTCCAGCTATTTCGTTTAGCTGATTTTGAAGATCTAGTAAAGCAGAATTGCTAGCCTTTCCATTCCATTTATCTCTTTCTTCCTAAGATATATGTGAGACAGAATCATTTTCATGGCAGCACAATCTAGAATATATTGACGAATAACACTTGTCTATTTTAAAATCTAATTCTCCGATTGGATTTTTGCGACAAGGCTTTTTTGGTTCTACGCAAAAATTAATCATATTAATTCGTTTAAATTGTTAACAATTATTGTACTGTGGTGTCATCGAAGACCACGTCTAAAACGCCACAGTTAAAGATTATTTGAATTTATCCCAATCTATATTTTCCTTCTTTCCTACAACGTCTGCCACCCATCTACAAAACTGAATTCCTGTATATCCATCTTTATCATTAGCTACAGCTGCAGCATATTTTATACACTGGTGCTCATTAAGTAGTTCTGGATAAAAATCAGCATAAGCCATATTCGCAGTATAAGTTACATCTTCTATTGTAGAAGTATTTGGAATTTTAAGATTAAGTACATTACATACATTTTGAACCTACTCAGAAGTCCATGTATGTTCCTAATTATTTGAATTAACCATCTATTTACTAGCGTACTCCTGTAAAGCTTTTGTAAAGTGTAAGCCATGTTTACTAACATAGTCATTATACCCATCTTCCTTTACAACTCCAACACTAGCGGAATAGCTGCCATCTTCGTTTTTCTAAAGATTTGCAACATATTTAGAATTCTGGTTATCATCATCACTGTGCCGTATTACTATTACCTTGTGCATGGTTAAAAGAATTAATAAAGTTATTAACAGTTGATTCCATTCTACTTATAGATTCCTCTATCTTTGAAAATCTCTATTCAGTCTCCTTTTTCTCCTTATAGACAGGATTAAGCTCAGACAACAATACCGTCGTCTTATCTACCACTTCCTTCTGTTTAGGAACTGACTCAAGTATCTTTTCAGCAGTATTCTTCATCTGCTCTACTTCAGCCATAAGGCCCTACTTATCTGTAGACAATACTACATCTCCTGCATATGTAACAGATAAGTTCTCTGGGATTGAATATGTTGCAGTCTTAGAGTTAGCCTCTATAGTTACATCTACAACCATTTGCGACTAACCCATTGTTGGCTTTGTATTCAAGTCTAAATGTGGAAATCCAACTGATATAACCTTGCCATCGGTAATGGTTATATCCTGTTTATTCAGTATATATACTGAATAGTTTTGTTTTACATCTTTAAATGCCATAAGCCTTATCTTTATATGTAAAGGCTACCGAAGGAGCCCTCACATAAATTAAGCTTATTAAGCTGCAGCAGTTGTCTTAAGCGCAGCAATCAAAGTAGCATTCTACTTCTGCTGTGACAATTCAAGGCGTGCGTCATTGTATCTCTACTGTAAATCTGACTGCCAATGATTGTTTAAAACATCTACTATTCGCTGAGTATTAGCATTTGCGTTCGTCTTAAGATCGCAAGCTATCTAACTCATCTGGAAACCAAGGTTACTTGCAGCTCTCTCCAAACCTGAGTTTGTCTAGCTGAAACCTGTCTGCATCTGGTTAACGATATCCTTCTGCCCAAGTTGATTCTCGTAGCCCATCTTGATAATGTTCTATTGTGTCTGGCAGCAGCAGTTCTGCAATGCAGATGTAAGGTTAGCGTCTCCGAGATTTATAGCGTTGATAACGCGTTCTGCAGAGAAGTTTACATTACCTGCTACTTCCTGAATACCGGATCTAACGCAGCAAATAGCATTATTCAGTGCGTTGAAGTCACAGTTCAGGTTAGAGGCTAACTGAGTAATTGCATTAGCGTTGCCTCTTATGGCATCCATTACCAATGAACTATTCTGATTATCAGCGATCTGTGAACGCATTGCGTCGAGCTGACTCTGAATTGCATTGCCCTGGTGATCATCGTTGTTGTTCCACATACGCATAGCGAATATCATCCAGATAAGGTAAGCAAATGGGTTGTTCATGTAATCATTCTAGTTCATCATGGCTGCCATAGCCATTGGATCACAGTTATTCTTAGAAGCCAAAGCGGATACTAAAGCGTCGTTATTGTCGTGTCCTGTACAATAAACTTTCTCGATCGTATCCATAATTAACAAGTTTTATAGTAAAACAATATGGAACTAGGACTGGAATAATCCTAGTCCCGTTTAATCTAAAAGCGTACTACTACGCGAGTCCTAGTATATTCCACCTAGGAGATAATAAAGTTACGCTGGTCACATTTAAAATGTGTCGTAACTATGCGTATCAAAGAAATGGTACGGATTGTGCTAGGCGGGGTAGCGAACCCCGTCATGCTTTCATTAAGACCTAGCTTTATTCAAGATTTGAATTTGTTCTAATTAGACCACTTGTACTAAGTGCATCTATAAGATTTATTACAATAGTTCTTAGTTTTGTGATATCAGCTGTTTCTATATCTGTAATATCAACACTATTAACTGTGATTTTATTCTATTTTTTCGACAGGCCTACTCTCAAACTGGAAATGCTATCATTCACAGTATTAAGACTATTCACAAGCGCAGACGCATCAGCCTTTTCTTTAATAGCCTGATTTAATGCTGTATATAAGTCATCGTTACCAGCAAGTTTGTCAGCAATCTCTTTAAGCGTATCAAGGTCTTCTGGGGCAGCAGCAATCACATCGGCAATAGCTTTTCTAAATGATCCTTCTGTGTTTGAATCACCATCAACTATTGCAAGCTTATCTGATATCTCTTTCTCTTTACCTTCTGCTCTAGTCTGCTCTGCCTTAATCTTAGCATTTAAGTCTTCATCACTCTTTGTACGAGCACTTGTTTCAGCTTCAAGTAAATCCTTTGTAACATAATTATCATTTTCAATGCCATTGTCTATAGCATCTTTTACAGACTGATCAATAAGTTTATTTGTAGAGTTTGCATCCAGTATGTCTCCATGCATAAATTCCCCACCTTCAAGATCAACCAATATTTCTGGATTTCTGACCTACTTACCAGGTGCTGTTACGAGTGCATTCTTTACTGGAACTCTATATAAAAAATCTTTTTCCTAAATCATAATTAATGCATTAATGTGTTTAAACAGTAAAAGGGAACTACCTTTCGGTAATCCCCTTTATGTAAGCGAATTAGGCCTATCCTTCGCTTACCTCAGCACCTTCTTGTGCCGCCGCTGACTCTGGTACGGACTCAACCTGTTCCTTAAGCTGTGACTGAGTTCCCGTAGCTGCGCTAGATTCGTTTTCGTGTCCTGTGCCAGTAGAACCAAATCCGCCATCGCCTCTCTCTGTTGACGAAAGCTCAGAAACCTCTGTGATTGTATACTCTGGTATAGGAACGATGACTAACTGACAGAAGCGTTCGCCCTGCTTGTAAACAGCAGGAATTGTATCTGTTGTAGCCTTCATGAATGCTACAATCTCGCCTCTATAATCACTGTCGATAACACCGACATTATCAGTAAGCCATAATGACTTTTTCCAAATACTAGAGCGTGGTATAAGTAAACCAACATATCCGGCAGGAATTTCAACTGCCAATCCTGTATGGTAAACCAACATTAGCTGATTTGCTTCATTAAGAGCTGTTTCAATCTTAGTGCAAGTCAAATCAATTCCTGCAGCACCTTTTGTGCCACGAATAGGGAGGATAGCGTTATCCTCAAGTCTCTTAAATTTCAACTCCATAGTATTCAAATATTATTTTTTATTGTTACCCCACTAGGATTCGAACCCAGACTAAGAGTTTTAGAGACTCCTGTGCTGCCGTTACACCATAGGGCAATAAGCACGTAACTTTTATCTGGAGTTACGCAGAACCAGTATTAGCGCCATTTGGATCCTGCAGCTCCGAGCGCTGCTAGGGCAGAAAGCTTTTGTTTCACCAGGATATCCCAGTTTATAGAGATTTCAGAAATGGCGACAACCTCTCAGCGTTCGTTGTCAACTAAATGATTTCGCATCCTTTCTGTATCCCGCCCGTTTTCTTTGACTCTTATAAGTTTTATCTGGACTTATAACCAGTATTGGGTCCCTGTGTCAGCTTACCATGGTAGCTTTTTGTTTATAGTGTACACACAGGGATGCCACTTTATTAAACTATAAAATTTAATTCAAAAAGTTATGTGTTGGAGTCTATGCAGGAGTCGAACCTGCTAACTATTCCCTTTGTATCGGGTCGTCTTTACCGTTTGACTAATAGACTCTAAAGGTGATTACTTAATACGAGTAATCCAATTCCATAAACGTTTATACCAAGGCTTCTTGACCTTCTCTTCGGCTCTGAATGCCTTACATCTTCTATAAACTCCGCCATCATTTACTACGGCTGAGAGGTTCTCTGGAAAAAGCTCATCGAGCAAAGCATCTGTAAGGATTGATATAACTGTATAATAGTCACAATCAGTAACTTTCATACCTGCCGAAATCTTCTTGCTAATGAAATACGCTGTAACATCGTTTGTGTTAGCAACATCCAGCATAGAGATTATATACTTAGGTCTTTTTACCTTAACTGTCTTTTTAATAGCTTTCTTCATAACTTAAATATTAACATTGTCCACAATAGTCTCCACAATCGTCGCAAGCAGCATTCACATGTGCGCTCTCCTTCTGCTTTGCTGCCCACTCTTCTTTTCGTTTTTGATCAGCAGTTTTAGCGTTATTTAGAGCCTTTAACCAATCTTCAGACTTAATTATTACAAAATCTGTGCCAAGATCTTTGTCGTAGAATGTGATAAGAATATCATCTTTCTTTACATCTGCACAGATAGTTTTGTTAGGGAAAAACTTTGATGTCCACTCAATATTAGCATCTTCTGGAATAACGTAAACATCATCGATACCTCTTGCAGATCTATTAATCGCCTAAACCTCAGCTGCATCTGTATCAACAATAATAGGCTTGCGATCAATGTTTATTATCTTTTTCATATGGGCTTAATGGTTTATTTTTATTATCTTTAAATCTATTTTTAAGTTTGAATCTAAATAGTTTGTTTATTAATACGTCTCTAGTATCATCTTGATCTTTCATAACATCAACTACGAACTAAAACTAGTGCATAACTATTTGTTTTACTAGCTCTGGGTCATCGTTCAATGTACGTCCAATCTATTTACAAACTTTATCTATATTCATCACTTCTCTACTATTTCAGTTGCTACAATATCGTAAAGCGATACAAGTTGAGAGTCCTTAAGCAAATCGAAATACATAGCACCTCTAGATGATCTATATATAACGATATCACCAACCTTGATAGGCATCTGCTGTATTTTCTCATCATCATATGGGTGCGTGTACTCATATGGCAACTTAAGTACTACAGCTCTAGAGAAATCTGAATCAACTTCTTTTATCTCTGTCTTTACCTCATCATAATCAACTGCCTCGATTCCATCCTTATCCTTCTTAGGCTTAGTGTCCTTAACCACAGGTTCGGAGATCTTCTTCTTAACTTTAACAGGCTCAAGCGGCTTTACCAAGAACATCTGTCTGAACTCATACTTTATTTTTGAGCTCAAGTCCTCTGCCAACTGGGTCTGATCTATCATCTTCTCATCCATATTACTTCTTCAATCCTTTAAGGTACTCAAGTAATTTAATCATGTTTCTCAATACTGTCTCCTTCTCAACAAGCAAACACTGAGGTGTGTTCTCATCAGCTTTTGACTTAAGAGCACAAAGCTCATTGTTGTATTCTGAGAGCTTATTGTTGATCTCGTCAAAGATATTTACGAATCTCTTTTTATCATCAACTTCCTCAACGTATCCATTATCAAGAAGCATCTTTGCATATTCCTTTGAGATTCTATAAACAGAATTGTAAGAAGAAACAACCGTTGAATTGTCTTCGTTTGAGCTATTATGCTCTTCGTTATATACACTTTCGTACTAATCTGTATCAGCGTTGTACTCAAATGTATCACCATTCTCCATTACGAAGAAAGGCTTAATAACCTTTAAAATCTTTGTCATATCCAATTGCTTTTATTGTTTTACGCTGCCATAACGAAATAATTTTCAAAAAGGTTGCAAATATGGTATAAATTTTGTAAAAATAGCATTTTTCTTGCAAATATGCAACTTTTTTAGCTTTTTTACGTTAGGGGGATAGTAGGGGGGGTAGCCAGCTAGAACCCTTTCTCTTATATATTCTCTTTAGGAGATCTACTTTAGTAGTACAGCTATTACAGTATGTAAGACTATACAACTATAGTAGAGCTATATAAGCTTAATAATAATTGTAAGACTAATAAGAATAGTATGGATAAGAAGAAAAAGTGTATAATAGACGAATATAAGACAGTATACGGATTTAGCTTATTCGTTATAATTAACCCGGATAAGTCTGTGATGGATAAAAGATTTGCGTTTAGACAAGATGAATCATCTATATATGATGGCGAATGGGCAGATTATACAGCCTACACTGTTAGAGGTGCATATGATAAATCAACAGACGAAGATTGCGAAATCATAGTAGTAAATAAAATTTGGAATAGTGATAATGATGTAAACACGTTTGCTCATGAGTCATTTCATGCAGCTGTAGATATACTTGAGGCATGCCATATAAAGCTCTCTGATGATACAAATGAGGTATTCGCGTACTTAATTGGGTACTTTACAGAGTGTGTAAACAAAACAGCAAATAAACGATGAACTAGTTTGAGATGAGTGCTGTACTATATTATGCCGACTTCTTATCTCTACAATACTAGAATAAACCGTGTACAGAATAGTGTAAATATTTCTTTATACATGGAGTACCAGTAAATATAGCATACATTGTAGAATAGGAACCAATATACGATCTTGATAATCAATGGTTCTAGAAGAGCCTTAAAGAATATAGTATGCTAAAGCATAAATTCGGCGAAGATGGAGCTATGGGCTTTATCAAAAACCTATGTAATCTAGGAGTAGCAGGATCTGTAAATGCTACTCAAATGATGAAATATATACATAGATATGACGATAAATAGGAGCGAGACAAAGCGTTTAGAATGTTTAAATACAACAGATCAAAAGCAAAATATACTCACTTAATACATAACGACGATGGTGAAATTGTAGAGGAAAAGTGCACAAAATACGTAGCCCATGCTGAGCAAAATGGCAAAAGATAAAGAATATTTAAGAGCGGCAGAAATAATACAGAAAGCCGAGAGAAACGGTAGAAGATTAGGATTTTACGAACCAGATAAAGATGAGTCCATTTGATATAATATTCATGTTTTTAATACTTCCAATAGTAGCTACTACCACATGTTGGATAATACTTAAAGATAGTAAAAATAATGGGAAAGATTAGTAAATATAGCAATTTGTACGATAAAGATGGAAAACTTATTAGATCAGTGGATAGTGTTTCCGGAAGATTGGATGACTATACCATTGAAGAACTAGAAAACCTTGTAGATGAGCTAGCAAAAGACGAAACAAAGCGTACTGAGCATACTAATAGCATGTCCGTACTCATGCACATGTATGAAACAAAGGGAAATCCACACAAGAATGAAATAGTCAATAAAATAAACGAGTATGTAAAGACAAAGACTACCAAAGCTGAGGTTATAAACGCTTTAAAATATATAAACATTACGGAGTCTAACGACTCCTCCAACAACATAAAAGATGAAGAGGCAAGAGAAGATGGATCCAGCACAGAGGGATGCGTACCAGATACTCCTGAAAGAGCTTGAGAACTTGGGGGAGGAATCTACTCCAACGAGACAGATACTACAATTAGCACTGCAGCTTGATGAAAAAGGAGAGTTCTACAAATTTATAGAAGTATTCGGGGATAGCAGAATAGATGGTAAAGATGTCCTCGGACTGTCCCGAGATAACTAAAATGATATTAGATATATGTATATATGAGAGAAATAACAGACTTTATAGATAAGTTTAAGAAAGCATGAGAATAGCCGGGGTTTACGCCTCGGCTTTTTTTATTGAGCTTGCCGAATATTTTATTTTTTTTAATTTTTAAAACTGTTGTGTATGTATGAAAATGAGAAACAGCAATGAATCACACCCCGGTATATACTTTCGGATTGGGGTATCCCCCCCAAGACAAAACACAATTTATTCACATTTAAAACTCAAAGCACAATGAAAAAAATTAATGAAATTGCTGTTATTAACAGCTTATCACTCAATGAAAAGTTGTACTCATTTAATGAGGATAATGAAACTTTTAGAGTCGCTCTTCGCATAACTTATTCCGTTGTCGATTCTGACGATAACAAGGATAATGATGTTATTTCATTATCTGAGTTTGCGGATTCCGGTTGCGTTGTTGGCAAGACCTATTCGTGTATCTTAAATTTTGACAGGGTGCTAGAAGGTGGCAAACACACGGAGAAAGAGCAAGACAAAGCACTTGAGGAGTTGAGTAAAAAGTTTGTAGGTAAAAAGGCGCGCTTTAGTACGTTTGACTATACAATTAGTGAATTGACTGATGGAAAGGAGAAGTCAATAACTGACGGAGAACACACGTATAGCTCGCTTGCTAATACTTACCTCGGCAACGTAGACGATGAAGCCGCAGAATTAAGAAAGTTAAAAACACGTTTAGCCGATATGATAGACGACAATTTCGATTATTCAACGGATGACTAAAAGGGGTGGGATTGGTGGAACAATCTCCCACTCCCTTTTTTAAAGAAATTCTAGGTAACAGCTCAAATAGGCTGTTTTAATATATAGCGTTATTAACAAAACATAATCAATATGAAAGCAATAATAGAGAACGGAAAGATAAATGATGGAATTCAAAGCTGTTTTATATCAGAGTGCAGAATGGTAATTTGGTATTTAGAAAGACAAATAAAAGCGCTAAGATTCCATATACATTGATTGCAAATCTAAGAGTTTTTGCCAAGTGTGGCAGTAGATTTTGTTTCGTGTACCATAGTCTGTGAAGATAGTGGTACATTTTTAATTTAAACTCAGCTAGGGAGAGTCTAACATAATCACTGATGAGACCTAGACGAAACTACACATTGCATCATAGTGTAGTCTGATATTCATTATTCATAAGCATTTTATCCCCTAAATACAATGGTCTGTGAAGATAGTTGTATTTAACCGTTATCTCATGCGGTATACAAACAAGGATGACGGAGCGCCTACGCTAACGTGATAAATCGTAGGAGTAATGTGGCAGTCATGGTCCCAAGCCCATGCACTACAATCATGCCTATAGTACTTGCAAAGCTTTAGGAATGTTGGTTGTATGACACAGAGGGTTTAAGTATTACATGTATACTGGAGAACTAAGGTAGTCAGCCTACTTGCAAGGGGTGCGAAAGTGGTTTTAGTTCTCCATGACAATCCGGAGAGACGGATAGTGGTTATTATACACTTACTGAAGTAAGAGGGTATACTATGTACGAATTCATTATATGGGTATCGTACTTGGCTATAAAAGCGCAAACATAGCGACGGTTCGAGTCCAGTAGCCACTACACCTTTATTAAATCATTTTTTAGTTATCAACAGGTTTTATTTCCATGCAGGTATATCGGTTCGTGAGGATAGATATACCATTTTTATAGATTAAATCAAAATATATATAGATATGGAAGATAAGAAACATTCTTTTATGGACCAATTGAATCTGTTCTTTATTGGAGCAGTTATTGGTGTCATTGTTGGTGCCTGCTTTGGTATTAATGCTGTAAAAGGTAGCAATAACAGAGCAGAGAAAAAAGTAAAGGCGTACGAAGAGTATTATAAATGCACTGAGACGCTTTTAGACTCTCTCGATGGAACACATAATCTTGACCTCATGGATACAGATCTTGAGACAGATTATGGTGCTGATTATTTGGAAGCTAAGTCTAAAGTAGATGAACTAATTGTAAAGTAGTATGAACGAATTCGAAAAAGAAGAACATACGGAAGACATCTGGTACTCGTAATAGATATAAGCCAGGACAATTAGTCACAATAGACAATTGTGTATTTAGAATCGTAAGAGAACTATGTAGTGAAGATTGTTTAATTTGTTGGTATCGCAATTGTAACATATACATGTTTTGCAACGAACTACCAATAAATTTATATCTAAAACCAATTTAAAACATAAGGGTTGAGTTGCATCAACCCTAAGTGTTTAATGTAGCCGTAGGGAGTCCAAAGCCTCCAAAGGGAAACCGAATTACAGATGGAACACTTTTTATACCGAGTGTAAGCGGTAAGTCTTACACAAAAATAAACAATGTTTAATTATCAAAATTATGAACATTATCGAAAAATTGTTGGGTGAAGGATACCCAAAGCTTGGGTCAGAAGTTTTTGCTGACAGTAACAAAACAGTTGTAACAGTATCTCGTACACTGTCTCCAGATCATGTTGATTTGGATGCTCCTAGTTATGTGGAGACTAAGTTCAAGAAACACATTCCAATCTTGAGATCTATTAACGTTGAACTGGACGCCGTAACAGAGGAACAGACCATTAAGGTGACAGTTGAAGTTGATGGTAAGTTCAACAGCATTAATGACTTAAGATATCTTGCATTTATCGCTAAAGGAATTAGCAAAGTCACAGAAGACAAACTCAGTGAGCCTAATGTAATTAAGGCCATTGGTCTGGATTGTAAACCATTCATTTGCACAGATGATGAATCAGAAGAAGCACAAGCAAACGCATAACCAAGCAGTTAAGCCACAGTCAGCAAAAGGGAAGCCTGATGCTGAATACCTTAATTACAAGGTAGTTGCTAAGGAGGGAGGATCTACAATGATCCTCTCTTCTGGATTAAGTAAATGTAATGCCAAATCTTTGGAAAATACTTTGAATAGTTATATTAACAACAAACATTCAAATGTTCCAGGAGCTGGCAAGACAAGTGTTAAATTCATAACAATTCATTAATCTTATGTTGAATGTTACTATTCAGAACGACGGAAAAATGATGTATTTGTAGAATTACAAACGGTTTTTAATATGGGTGTAAAATTGTACGAAAAGCCGGAAAATCAAAGTCCTGGCCCACTGATAGCGATAGTCATAATAATAATGTTATTGTTATTGACTTCGAAGTGTCATGCACAGCAAAAAGCTGCAATTGACACAATGGTTTGCAAGGTTGAATGTATTAAACAAATAGTACAGAAACCGAGTGTTAACGGTAAAACCGTTAAGTATCTAGCTGTATATGTTGATAAGTCAGCAGGATTCTCAGAGATTATTCCAATCTCAAAGAGTGTTGTAGACTATATTAGCACATGCAAGCAATTCTCTCTCGAGCCTACACTTGGCATTAGGTTAAGAAATGGTGTAATAACATCAATTGTTCGATACAAAATCAAATTTGTACACAAATGAAGTTTAGTAAAGGAGACGTAGTACGCCGAGTATTGCCTAGTGGCACAATGGTAGGTGGTTTAATGGTTGTAACATGTTACACTGGCGGCAAATTCGTAGCTGTCAGAGACATATCAACTGGAAAAAACTATGTAGATAGGTCAGAACGCCTGAGAAAAGAAGGAAAGACAACAAAGATTATGATTAGTAAAGATGATATGGATAAAATCGACGCAACGAAAGGTGTTGGTGCATTCTATCATAGCGTATCACCTGTATATGATAAGCTATATGCTAATCCATCAAGATTTGTATGTTTTATACTAGCTTACACCAAGGGTGAGACCATACATAGAGTATATCAACTTGGAAAAATATCTAGAGTATTACGAAAGGTTGATGAAATTCGTAAAGGATACGAAATGGTTCCAGTTAAGCAACCAATGTACAAGCTTCAATTAATAGGTGAACTATGAGTAAAAAACTTAGTCCTGGCAGAATCTACAAAATAAATGGCATTATTGTTAGGGCTAAACGTCAATACAATTGCAATGGGTGTATCTTTGACAATCCTTTCTCTTGTCCAAAAGTAAACGACTCAAAGGATTTGAACGAAGAATCACCATCATGCATTGAAGACGGAATAATTTTTATTAGTCCTTAATTATGGCAAAACGTAGAGCAAATGGACAAATGTCTGACGAAGAATTAGAAGTTAGGCGGCATCACTCATCATTGCGTAGGCTTAAATCGCATTGTAGTGATGAAAACGTAGAGTTAAAAGATTATAAATCTGCAAATCCTGATGATATGTGTGTATTATCATTAAGTGATGTAGATTTGGGATCAAGAAAGAGTTATTTAACAACAGATAACGATTCATGGTTTGTCAGTGAAGACAATTATGAAGAGATATCACAAATAGCATTATACCTATGAGAAAAGAATATGGAGAGCTATTTGTATCAATAGCGTTAATAATTATTTCGGCATTCCCTCTTTTTGACTTATTGTCAAACATAACGAATATAACTAACATAAGCGATTTTTCGTTGGTAGTAGTAATTGTTATGTTGATAATAATCTTGATCTCCAGTATTATATATTTTATATCGTATTGGACGGAAAAATTTAATTAAGTTGCATTTCAAGGGGGCGGTTTATACCGTCCCCGAGATTTATTAGGTTAGAGGCCTACATAACAGTTCAAGTCTGTATAAAATCACAAATGGGTACCAAACAACTCCCTACAACTCTATTAAATAGCGTAATTACCTTAAAATTAATCATTTGGGTTAGAAAGAAAAAGAACGTTAGATAGTAGGAGACAATGGAATGGTTTAAATATAACCAGTGAAAATTGCCCATATTTGGACTTGTAGCTCAGTTGGTTAGAGCAACAGACTCATAATCTGGAGGTCCTAGGTTCAAGCCCTAGCTGGTCCACAAAAGATGATTCCGTGAATCTTTAAAACCCGGATAGTTAACATTTGTTGAATCTCTAATAAATTATCAAAATGAAGAGATTATTCGAAAAGCTTAGCATGTGCTTAATCATGCTTATTGTAGCCGTCACAGTATCGTCATGTGACTACATGAAAAAAACTAAGAGTGAGATCAAACACAATGACTCGCTCATGGTATCAAAGATGATGCAGGATATTGACAATCCTACATTTACCGACTGTTCTAACGTTATAGAGTTTCAGAGATCGGAAGGTCAATGGAGACATCAGGACTCAGTGTTCTTCAGCATACCTGAAAAGGTTATGCGTGATGTAGTATCGGTCTTAGAAAAATCTGGGAAACCATTGACTAAGACGAGTATATCGAACGAGTTCGAGATGAACAAGCATGTATATTTGAATCTTCCTGATGAACAGGATCAATACAATGCGATTACTCCTCCTGATATCCCTAACGTAGAAATGGTTGATACTATTATCGACGGTAAGCATGTACAGATCGTGCAGTCCTCCAGTACTAACATAACAACAAAGGAGGATTAGCTATGAAGCGGTACATTATTATCTCTTACGATGGTTCTAGTTTGAATCCATCTGAAGTTATTGAAATAGCTTCACAACTGAACACAGTTAAACCTGATGTTAAGGATGTGCATGCAGTTACAATGGATGAAACGGAAGTTAATTCCATTATTATCGGTCACACAGAAGCCAAGAATGCTACAGAACTTTCTGTTGTAGAGTCTGCGTGCATCTACGTGAAAAAAAGATTTGGTAAGTTTTTCTGCTCCAAGATGAAGCTGTTGCTTGCATTGTCAGAGGCTATAACTAATGAGCCTAACAATGAATCTCTTATGAATGCCATCAGAGTTATGTCTGGTGGTATAAGTAAGAGAATGCGTGATTCTTACGGTATTTCTACCGATATTATTTGTGTATTTAAAACGGTTCAAAATAACATGTAACTATGTATAAAACACAACGTAATACTAAGAAAGTATATCGTCAGCATCACGCAGAAGCCAAAGCAAAGGCATATAAGCGTGACAAGTTTAAAAACAAGCTAAATCCTTTAGATTATGTGGAAGATTCAAGTGTATACGACAAAAGCTAAGAAAAAGGGTAAGAATACAAAAACATTAGTATTTGAATCCAAGTATCCTAGTAAAGATCAAGCTGAAGATGCTAGATTAGCACTCATTCATTTGGCTAATTGCTCTCACAACGCTCCATGCGATATTACCATTAATAATAATGGCGCGGTATTCGTTAAGAATCCATCATGGAGTGTGGGAGAAGTAACAATATGTTAATTAATTTTATTTACAAACATTTAAAACATTATCAAAATGGCAAAAGTAGAAACAAAAGGCGCTGCTAAAGAGCAGCAGAATGTGTCAGCAGACAACGTAGTAGAGAAGTTGATGAAGGGCAACCTCGTGACCGACATCGCAGACAAGGCGGCAGAAGAAATCCGCCAGGATGAGGAGAAACGCAAGATCTCCCAGGTCAAAGAAATTGTCAAGTGTGCCGACTTCCTTAGGATTAAGGAACTTCTCAATGTCCGCAAGGACCGTGCGAAGGCAAAGATCACTCTCGACACTCTGAAGAAGCGTACAGAATTGTTGGCCCGCCTTCTGGGCAAGGACGAGAATGGTACCGCCGTTCCTGACGACCAGAAGATTACGCCAAACGAATTCCGCGAACTTTCGCAGAAGATCGATGAGGATCAGCGTAAGCAAATGACTGAACTGAACAAAGAGTACGAGAAACACGACCGTGAGTTGCGAGACAAGTACCCTAACAATTGGTATTATGCCAACTATCAGTTCGATCGTTTTTAATTCTTCTTCTAGTACAAGTATCTTCGTATCACGTACATAGATTCTGAAGCACTGTAGAGGATCTTAAGAAGACGAGGCAGCGAAGGAATCCTAGAATGAATTAACATTCTCATCAAGTATCTTCGTATCACGATGAGAGGAAGAGATGTGACCCCACACAGTAAATTGGGACAGTAGATCAAACAATATGTTTTGTGCGTATCTTTGTATCGGGGAGATTTGATTGCTCTGAAAAGTTAATTGAACCCTGCAAAATGTATCAAAAATGCTGAATATAGCCCTCTAAGTATCTTTGTATCATGAGGATTACTATATATTTTTAGCCATGTTTTAAGCGCTCTGAGGCAGAGTATGTCACCAAGTGGAGTAATTAACCACGAGTGCCGCAAAAATGTCTTAGAGCGCACCTAAAACGGCTTAAATCGAATGTTCTGACTGATCATCGGAACATTTACAAGAACGTACAGTGTGTATGAAATAATCTGTTTGGACAGGGGTTCGACTCCCCTCACGTCCACGGGGCATCCTCTACGCTATTGTGTAGATTCCATTTGGACAACCTAGGCATGTTGTAAAACTGCCTACACGGGCGTGTTTGGTTTTGACAGACAGAGGAGATAAATACATTAAGCACTATACTATAAATTAAACGACAATGTAAATAACATTGTAGACTATACTAACGTAGCGTAAGTTTAGTCTAGGTGTTTCCTACCAAAGTGGAGAGAAGAAGAAGTTTGGTTCTTTGGGCTACACACCCGAGGATTAGGGTTCGACTCCCTAGCTTCTTCCTATTAGTTATGACAAAGGGATATAAAGCGATGATAAAGGACAGGTGTCCTCATGTCGTCAACCTCGCATTTAAATGGTGTACAGAATTTGGCAGATTATCTAATATAGGTAAGAAGCCACATGAAAGAATTAAGTATGCTGTAAAAACGCGATGGATAGACCGTGTATACCAAGAAAATGTAGCAATCTATAACACTGGAAGAGGAATACCTCGAACAGATGAAAAGGATGCATCATTAAGAAAAGCTCTTGGAATACATGAGGGGTCGCAAAATTTTAATTTTGCAGACTCTATAAATTTGGATGGCATCAACAAAGTATTCAACTCTGGAGAACGAGCATTTTGGATCTGGGTTAATAGCTGGGTAGTATGGTTTCAAGAGAACTATAAGTACCTAGAAAACTATTATAACATATCATGTAAGTGTGGCAATATGGCTTTATTTGATAAAGCATTGTCAGAAAAAGCTAGTTTTCTAGATGAGTATTTTGAAGATTTCTCTAAGTTTATTAAGAAAACATTTAATTAAACAAAATAAAAAATGGAGTATTTCCCTAAAATGCTAATTTACAGAGCTAGTCTGTTAGGCTGCAAAGAAGAAGGTATAGAAAATGTGATTAACTGGTTTCATAACCGCCTTAAAAAGGGCCTTACTTATGAAGTGCACATATTCTGTGCAGGAGACAGCCTAGACGAAGATTGTATATACGAATACTGTTGTAATGAGCAGTTACGTAGAGTTGGTGATTGGATTATGAAAACGATAGTCCTAAATAACCCTATGAAGTTCAAAACACTTACGACTCGTATGCGTATTGGTTCAGGACTACTTGAAAAAGTAGAAATGAAAACGGGAGGAAAGGATTTGAAAATAATCCTTTTCAACAATTTCGTCAACAACGTTTGGTCGCTATACCGTCAGAAGATGGTGTACGATCTTCCGTTTTATCAGGAGTAGGGTGAGAGAGATCTCCCCTACTCCACAATATGGAGTATCAGCGTATCACTCAATCTGAGATTGAGACCATAAAAGAAGCTCAAAAGGGAAATGAGCTAGCGTTTAATAAATTGTTTAACCGTTACAAAGAGTTCGTTGACAACGTGCTCTTTTGTTACGTGAATGACATGGATGAAGCTAAAGATCTTACAAATGTTGTATTTCTTAAGGTTCACCAAAAACTCTCGACATTCACAGATTATTCGTCTTTTGGCGGATGGCTGAGAATTATAGCTAATCGAACAGCTATAGATTATCTACGAAAAGTAAAAGAGAAATCCATGGAGTTAGGAGAAGATACAGGCCGACTACCTGTCGAATTAACTAATTCTTCAGAAGAAGAAGATCTTGTCAATCTTCTTGAATATGAATCTCTTCTAAAGGAGTTTGAAAAGCTCCCAAAGAAGACACAGAAGATTTTTAATCTATTTTACGTAGAAGATCTTACCGTTGATGAAATTAGCAAAGTGCTAAAAATTCCTACAGGCACTATAAAAGCTGCGCTAAGCCGCACTCGTAGGAAAATTAAAAATAACTTAAAAGTTTAACAAAAATGACTTCACTTTTATTATTGATTCTCTCGATTTTTGTAGCTCTTGGTTTCGCAAGATACAATAAGAGCAACAAGTTGTTCTGGATCATTCTCGTAAGTCTCTTGCTCGGTTTTACCGGTAAGAGTATGGTCAACTATGCCTTTGTTGACCATAAAAGTGAAGCTAGTACAGTTAAGTCTTCTACAAATCCCATGCTGGCACCGACGTGCTCATTTCAGGCTTTGGAACCCTCAGAGGGCGCCGGTACATGTGCTGAGACAAAACCAGCAGGTAAGGATACAATTGTAGTAGATACTGTTACTGTGCTTAACTTGGGTGAAGACGAGCATATTAACGTGCTCACTAAACCTCCACGAGATTGGTTAAAAACGAACTTTATATTCGACACAAGTTGAATTTAAGCTAGTTGCCCAGAAAGTATTAATTAATTTTAGTAAATAACATTTAAAACATTATCAAAATGGCAAAAAAGAATGGAAAGGGCAATATAAAAGTTGCTCAGAATAACAACAATGGTGGTAACAATACAGATGCAGCTGTTGAGGCTGCAGCTATGCTCACAACAACAGGTGGGTCAAGCATGGATCGTAATCACCAGGTAGATTTGTTGAAGATGGCTCACGATCGTTTCTTCTTGGATGAGAAAGCTGCTGAGCACACTGGCTTCCCGCAGGGGACTATCGACAAACTCAACCATATTAATGCCCTCGGCATCGCAGTGTGTGTATGTAATGAGGTCAAGTATGGTACCAGCGATTTCGCTGTTGTAATCCGTAAGTCTGCGCTTCCAGAGCTTACTGAAGCTTTGAAGGAGATTGGTGTAAGCTTTGATGACACAAAGCTCTTGCCTTCAAAAGACGATGCTGAAGCAATTGAAGTTACAGCTTCAGCTGTAACAGTATCAGAAGAGACAGCAAAGAGTCTTGACAAGGATGCTAAAGCTCGTGCTGCAACAGCAGGTAAGGTTTTTGATCCTACAAAGATCAAGGACGAAGAAGAGCTCAAGGAAGCTTTGTCTGGATTCTTAGCTATGAATCGTGATTCTAAGCTGATGGATAGCATCATGCAGTGTGTGAACTTCTATAAGTCATATCGCTCTATTGAAGCTAAGCATGCTATCGATTCTGCTGAGAAGACGCTCAAGAACACAAAGGACAAGAAGTACAAAGAGAACGCTGAAAAGGCTCTTGCTTCTGCAAAAAATGACCTTGAGCATATCAAGAACATGAACTTCCATGATACGTTTCGCAAGATTGTTGAGCTTACGGGTCGTGTCGGAACGCTTACTTATGGAATTGGTGCTCACTTCTTCAATGTTACCGCTACGTCAGGATCTCCTGTATCTGCGTTCTGTGAGCTTCGCGACCATTCTACTGACAAGAACACCGGCGTATGCAAGTATACCGATGATCAGATTGCAGACGCTGTAAAGTGCCTCGTAATCATTGGTGCAGACGATGTTCGCTCAAAGGGTAAGACCTTGCTCGAGGCAGAGAACAAGCTGCCAGAAAAGGATCGTGCCAAGGAGCACATTGATGCCGCTAACAAGAACATCGCATTCGCCGATAAGGCTACTGCAGCGGTTCTTGCGGCTCCAGGCGAGTTCGTTGAAAACTTGAAGAAGAACTTCTTGGAGGGTAACAACTTTGCAAAGAAGACTGTTATCGCCATTAAGCGTGCATATTATCGCGACGTTACTCCAGAGATGATGGCTAAGGTTAAGTCTGACTCAATGCTTGATAACGCTACGCAGCATGCTGGTATCATCTCTAACCTGTTCCGTAATCCTTCTGATCCGCTCGTAGGTTATGCCAAGGAGAATATCATCGACTTGGAGTTCAAGACCGATGAGGAGATCAAGGCTGAGGAAGAGGCTGTTGCCAAGGCTGCTAAGGAAGCAGCTGATAAGAAGGCAACTGAGGATAAGAAAAAGGAAGCCAAAGGTAAGGCCAAGGCTCAGGTAAAAAAATAATACGGCCAATTAAGAGAACTGGTTCACAACTAGTTGGCCGCATTAAAAGAGCCTTTGACATCCAATGGCAAAGTGAACACAAATAATTTAACTATCAAAGTATGAAAAAATTAGTGATCACGTTGTTAGGAGCAGCATTCCTTACTATCGGCATGAATATTGCCGATCTTAAGAATGTTCCCCTTCCAACGACAGTGCAGACAGTAGCAGCATCTACTGTACAGCAACCAATGGACCATTTGTTTGGTCAAGTGAATCGTGCTAATCCTGATACAGTGCATGATACCGTTAGGGTAGAAAAGCCTGTACCTTGTAACCATAAACAGTTACCTGCAAAGGTAATTGTTAAACGCACCGTAATTAAGAAGACAGATACGTCGTATGTACCACTTCTGTATATTATGGAACCTGGAGAAAAGGTCGACTCCACTAATCACAACTCTACCATTCGTAAGGGAGAGCTCAATGATTATATTCAAATCGCCTCCAATGTGCATAAGTAAACACAAGAACCCTATGCACTATAATTGGGTAAGTACATATGGTAGATCCCATTAGTCTACGTACTATTCTGGAACATCCCTTGCGAAGGAGCTAGAAGAAAAACTCAATAAATTAAACTTGATCCGAGAATATGTTAACTCTGTCTTGCAGAGCGAGATCACTCAAAAGGTAGGATGAAATGTATCAAACATTGAAACAGTTTGATATAAGTAGGAGAAGCGTTGTATCAGCTCCTATAGATTATACAGCTGGACTTGTGAGAACCGTCTGGAGACAAGCTGGATGAGGCTGTATAATCTAAAAACGCATAAGTCCCAAGAAGGGCATAATGAACCGTATCGTAATTATATGTGATAATATTAAGCATATACAAACGTTACACGAGATGAACTATATTGGTCCCCAGTAGGTGAACAGAATTGCATACATGGTATGGTGCATGGTGCTGGAAGAACCGAGGATATCCCAAACAATATAGAAGTATTATTAAGCCGTAGGTAGTGTTTCTAGTGTCCAAAGCTAGTATAAAGGCCGAAAAACTGCATCAATACTGTGGGAGTAATACCACACAGAGTAAACTAAATGAGTTTGCTGACTATACCAAAACCTTACTGTTCGATTCAGTACAACTCCGTTGAAGGGGTGCCAGGGATGGGGTAGAAGTGTCTGATTGCGACCGCCAGGCTTTTCTTGTTTATGCGGTATATAAAAGTAAAACAAGCGCAAGGGTTGGGCAGCCCCTTAATCGAAGCTCTACGGGAGTATCGTACGCGGGTGAAGATCGCGGTGAAAATCTATTCCAGTTGTATTATTAGGATGTTAGGCAATCCAAACTTACAGCCAATTTCCATGAAAATTAAATCGTTCATGAGACTATGATCGATGACTCCGTTACAGTCAAAGAAAATTGATGGAGAGCTATCCTAGAATAAGAAATAGCAAAGCAGGTAGAAAGTTGATTCGAGATATGTCCATCCAGGACCATTTGACCTCCACTTTCATCCAAAACGATCTAGACTAATAGTTTATTTGCATCATGATATACAATATTATATAGTCTCTACAGAGTAGTAAGCTGGTATATTATGTATGCGTATGTTGTATGCAAAAGATATAAATTATGAAAACCTAGAAAGTTTAAAAGATAACATGTTTAACAAAAATTGATGTCCCTTCATAGAGTTAATCTTACGTTGTAAGTAAGGGCTTGAGGTGAAGAAGTCGAGTGCCAACCGATATGCCAACCATGCTAAAGTATACTGCGCAACAGTATATGTAAACATAAAGGTTCGAAGCAATACAGGAAATTGATGGGCAGCTTATATCTATGTTGTAAAACGACTGTGTATATTATATGTGTATACTGTCTCTATACATGTATATTACGTTATAAGTGGGTGACAAGATGAAATGTATGGGTTGAATTCCCAATATTCGTGCACTATAAATAGGAGGTAGTAATACCGGTACAGAAAAATTGCAAACATCAGCAAAGATGTAAAAAGCCGTAAAGTCTGTGATGGGTTTGATCCTGAGACATTCCGATAACCAACCGCTGGGTACATGCCATAAGCCGAGTACCGCAGTAAGGAGCCATTTCGATAAGTTAGGCGCTTTTAAAACTTATTAGCCGAGGAAATCTGCGTTTAATCGACAACCTGTAGGAAGATCTTGTAAGTATAGTAAGGGAAATACGACCGAGATTCTACATATTTTCGTGGGTTATAGAAAATTCTAAGATTCTATGAGTGTTAGTTGCTATGCAAAATTTCACCAACGAAAATTAGAATAGTTAAGTTAGAAAAAACGTGAACAAAATAGCAGAAAACAGTTCAGCATTTGATTATGCAAAGGAAGCATTCAAAGCTTTAGACGATGGGCCTGGATAAACCAGTAAATGCTAATTGCATCATACGTATGTAATTCCTGCTGCAAGCCTATTATCCTATTGTCGTAATAGAGAAAGTGCAGCTAAGTCTAGATAAAGCGTCTACAATAGTAGAACTTCCTTTAGAAAACTAAGTACGCAAAGTAGTAACCGAGTATCTTCGTATCAGCGTTGCTTTATTCAATAAACAACGGCAAAGGTGTAGCCAAAATACACCATATTTTTCAATCATATCGTTAGTTAATCAATAACGATATCAAAAAGGATATGATTATGTCAGAAATTAATGTAAACATCGTGGAAACAACTATTAAATCAAATCGTACCCCACTGAGCATGCTCGGTGCAAAAATGTTTGGTCAGGACGTATTTGCTCCTCAGACCCGTTTATTCAACCCAGACCATGACAAGGTTTTGGAGCAGGCTAAACAGAGCTCCAATATAAACCTTGTACTCAATCGTTCACCTCGCCGTTTTATGATCGGTTATATTACGATTGAGTCTATGGCAACCAAGCAGAATGCAATCGGTGATGTCGTTTGCCGTCTCAATGAGGGCACCGAGCACCAGATTGATATCCCTCTCGGTGAGAACAGCACCAAGTTTGGTGAGACCACAGAGGAGGCAGTTCAGAACGCTCTTAAGGACAAGAACTCTAAGGCTGTGTTCTCAGATCCTAAGGATTTGGGTGGCATTCTTAACGATCTTAACCGTGGTGAGATCGCTCGCCTTGATGCAATTATTGAGCAGGCTAATAAGGCTAAGGCTCAGTGTTTGTCTGCCATTGCAGCAAACGAGAAGATCATTGCAGACTACGAGCGTCAGAAGGCAGATTCTAAACCAGCTGATAAGATAGCATAAGTTCATGGAGGCTGTTTTAACAGAAAAGAGCGTTAAGCTTATAGCAGTAATGCTCTCAGAACCGAAAATTAAGGCAGCCGTTTATGAAAAGTTGGACCATACAGAGAAGTACAAGATCTATACCATTAACAATGATGGTAGCATTACTCTGGGTTCAACTAGATTCCATTTTTGGAACAAGATAATCGGCTGTGAGCAAACCTTACCATTTGAGAGCTTCGCTCTTAAGGTATGGGATGCACTAGTGAGTCTTTCCACAGGGCTTAACCAAAAAGCCATTATGGAAGGACTATCACAAGAAATTGTGATGAAAGGAGTTAAAGATAAAAACTTTAATTGGGTCGTAGAACGACTGTATGATGTTGCGACAAAAGTATGTCAGAATTCTAGCATTGCTGATGGCGTAGGAGCGGACCCTGCGGGGTCCCGGGTGTCAGGGCCAAGGCTTAACGCTCAGCAAGAGTTTCCTGAGAAAATTGTTATCAATATCAACGGACGTAAAGAAGTTTTGCAGGTTAAAGACTGCATAGGTAAACCAATGATTGAGTTGGAGTACGGAATTGTAAACGCTAAACGAGTAATGCCATAAACAGAAACATTCCTGCGGGAATGGTGTACGAACTGTGCGCAGAAGAATACACATTCATGCATGGTATTATCGTTATTGTTTACAACGAAATGCAAAGACAATATTATTAGTTTATATTAAAAGGCATCCTTAAACGTTCTCTGCGGAGAATAGGCAATCCGCCCTGCGGGGCAGGATTGCCAATGGATGTCTTTTATTCTTTATTACAGTTATATGTAATATAGAAACTAGGTAAATGGCTGATTCAAGTAAATTGTTTAATTTTAATCAAACTATATGAATAAGAAATCAATTAAATTGAACTCAGCAAACATCATTACAATTCGTAAGAACATTGATATCACTATCAATAAGTATTGGCGAATTATTCGAGCAGAGAACCTCATGTCTAAGAAGGCAATTGCAGCAAAGCAGGGTTCTGGCTTAGATCTCAAAAGTTTGTATAACCAGATTGTACAACTTAGTGAGAAGCGTATTATGATTAAGGGTATTTTGGTAGCTCTTAATACAGGTACAACTACATTCTCTTACGAGGATTTTAAGAAGACAAATAACTATAGTATTTTTGCAGCATGCGAGGCAAAGGAGGCAATAGCACAACTTAAGATGATCAAGACACTTGATCCATCAACTAAGGCAAAGAAGGGATTGAAGGCTATGCCTAAGCGTGAGATATTCTCATCAGCTAAGATTGCTCAACTTATCCATGATCAGCAACTACTAGCAAATAAGTTTGACGCTAATCTCGAGAAGTTTAACAATGAGACTTCTATTGAGATTAAAGATACTATTGCAGATAAGTTCGAGATGGATCTGACAGTTTAAATACTATAGGTTCGAGACAAATATAAGGGTCGCCGAAAGGAGTAAGATCGAGGCTTACACGAACCACAATAAGGAATCCCTTGCCTTAAAAATAACATTATTAACACATTAAATTATCAAAATTATGTCAAAGAAGAATAACAAGAAGAACCTCAAGAAGGTTCAGGCTAAGATAGGAACTACACCAGTTAAGGCTGAGGCAGCTAAGAAGGAAGAGTCTAAGGCTGCTATAAAGAATGCAGAAATTGCTGCAGCAAAAGACGATGCTAAGGCAAAGAAGAAGGCTAAAAAGAAAGCTCACGAGGAGGCTAAATATGCTGCCTCTAAAGCTCGCATAGAGGCCCGTAAGGCGCGCAAAAAGAGCATCATGGATAAACTGATCGACTCCAAGAAGGAAAAGGCTTCAGAGCCTGTTAAAATCACTCTGGAGGACCGTTTGAAGAAGCAGGAAGAGCGTCGTAATGTCGCCATGGCTCGTCATATCGCATCAATTACCCGTCGGTGCAAGCGTATGCATCTCAATGATGCCGACACCAAGAAGGTGATAGACATCGCAAAGAAGCAGTGGGACAACGCCACTGTATACAATATTACAGTTGTATGTGATTCTATTCTGAAAAAGAAGAAAGAGCTCGAGAAGTTGGTAAAGGATTGTGGTATTAAGTCTGCATGTATTACTAATTCTACAGCATTCTTTAAAGATGTGCCAGCAAGTGTGGTAGCAAAACTGCGTGATCTTGTAGGTAATGCTACATTCTATCAGTATCGTTCTGATGATAGGTCTCCATTCGAAGAGGCTGGCATAGATATGTCAGGCAATCACAACAAGCATAAGAAGGGAGGTGATCCTCATACTATCGAGTGTTCAAAGAACGCTAGTGTGAACTTCTACAATCTCCGTAAAGCTAAGAAGAAGGCTAAGGAGACGCTCGAGAAGAACACGTATAACTTCCGTCACGGCTCTAAGGCTGAAGGACGTAAGCTTCGTCGTGAGCTCAAAGTTAAGGCTAAAGCCGTAAACAAAAAGCCTACACAGGTGAAAGAAGTTAAACAAAAGTCAGTTAAACAAGCAGCTTAATCATAGGAGACAACGTTATGAATACCCAGAATAATCAATATTTGGACGATTATGTTGAAAAATATCGTGACATCAAAGAGAAGTGGCTTAAGGACTTTAACAAGTCTCATGGAACTACTTCTAAGTTCTGTAAAGAACATTGTATCCATGGTCTTTCTCGGAAGAAACCTTGGTTCATACTGCTCAAACGTGATTCGATAAAAATTGAATCTCGCAGAAAGGTTACGAAGCTTAACCATACCGAGCTTATGGAAGGGTATGTTCAACACAAGTTGCAGAAATGGGAGCGAAAGCACCCGTGCCCGGTTAAGAAAGACGACTTGTTCTACGCGCAGCAGTTCCCAGTTTGGGAATCAGAAAAGAATGCTGCAGAAGAACATATTAGAGACTTAGTTGTCGCTAAATATGACAAATTACAACTTGTAGGACGATTCAAGAATTCGGACGACAAGTTTACTGAGCAGGAAGTTGCTCAGATAAAAGACAATGGCGAAACTGCTAAGTATGGAGGTGTAAACAAACTTCCAGAACACAGTAAAGTCATGAAGATGGCTCATAAGGAGACAAATAAGGTAAAAGCAAAGCGTGGTAATCTTATTTGTACAAACCTTAAAGACCATCGCAAGAAGACGGGACGACTCCTGTTACCAGGCGCAAATAAGATGCGAATGGCAGCTTAAGGCGTAACTTCTTCAAAACCGACCAGGACACCACTGGTCACCCTAGTGTGCTCCGAAAGGATATGACTGCGAGGTGCAAACCCTCACTAGGGAACTATGATAGTAAAGGAAAGACCAGTAGTTCTATATGACATAGAAGTTTTTCCAAACTGTTTTCATTGTACTTGTAAAGATTCAGAGAGTCATAAACTATATAAATTCGAGATATCCTGTCGTAAAAATCAACTAGAAGAACTAGTTGACTTCTTCTACACAAACAGAACTGATCATATAATGTGCGGCTACAACAATAAGCATTATGATGACATAATCATAAGTTACATTATACATTTCTGCAGTAGAATGAAGCGACTAGGATACTCGAGAATTTGTGGTTCTCTCTACTATCTTAGTAAAGAAATAATAAGTTCGGAAAAAACAGGAAATATTGATAAGATTAAAGTGTACAAGTATTCAAACTACTTCTATTCATTTGATCTTATGTTGATGCTCTATAGTGCCAAACAGCAAAAAAGCTTAAAAGAAATAGAAATACTCTTACATATGCCAAATGTACAAGAATATGAAGGAAGCTTTGATCTACAGATCCAAGAATGCGATATTGACGCTATGATAGAGTATAATGTGAACGACGTAGAAGCTACTGAGACTTTGCTTAATAAAGTAAAAGAAGATGTAGAACTACGTCTTGAAGTAGAAAAAGAATGGGGGTTTGATGCACTGTCGATGAGTGGTGTACGATTTGGAGAAGAAGTACTCTTGCGAAAGACTTTAGACATTACCAACACAACAAAAGACGAGCTGAAAACTCGTGCTCGAAAAGTCGGAAACATTCACCTAGGTGACATCATACTCCCATTTATACAATATTCTAATCCAAAGTTGAAAGAAGTCTTATTGGATGTAAAGAATGCTACTTGCAATGCAAGTAAGTCTGATAAGAAACAAGAAAACTATGAGAAGAAGTTTGTTCTCTCAAACATTTGCTACTCTATAGGTGAAGGTGGTATACACACCATAAACGAACCTAGAGTCTACAAACCTACAGCTGAACAGTTTATAGGACACTCAGACGTTACGTCTATGTATCCTTCGTTAGCCATTATAAACCATTGGCTCCCGGTTCACTTAGGAGAAGATTTTTGGAATGTGTACAGCTCTCTATACAAGGAGCGCTTGGCTGCCAAACGTAATGGAGAGTTATTAAAGTCTAAGGCATTTAAACAGGCTCTTAATGCTCTTACAGGAAAGATGCAACAAGAAAGTAGCTGGGCTTATGATCCACTTAACGTATACAAGATACGTATAAATGGGCAACTTATACTACTTATGTTAGTGGATAGGCTTCTAGAATTGAATTGTAAGATTGTACAAGTCAATACAGATGGTGTCGTCTACATTGCCGACAAATCCGCCCGCTTCGCAATAGCCGGTGCAATTAAGGAAGTTGAGCAATTAACCCAGTTAACATTCGAATCCGATGATTACGAGTCGTTTTATCAGTACGACGTGAACAATTACTTTGGTGTTCGCAAAGGATACTCCCAATCTGGAGATCCAAGACTGATAGAAAAGAAAGGCAGGTTTATCACAGAAATTGGTCTTAACAACAGCATGACACCAGTTATTATCTCCAAAGCTGTGATAAACTATTTTTTGAACAATGAACCGATAGACAAGTTTATTAAGAAGGATAGAGATATCCGTGATTTCTTGATGTCACAAAGCGTAAACAAGGAATCAAAAGTTGAATATGGAGGAAAACAGATTCAACGTATTAATAGATATTACGCGTCAAGCAGTGGCTATTATCTTATGAGAATTAAGGACAAAATGTACGAAAATCGTTCTGAAACAAAAATAACAGAATATGGAGTACGAATTCTTAACAAGATAGATGCCACACCAATAGAGAAACGTCATCTGGATTACCAATACTACATTAGCAAAGCAAAAAAGATAGCTAGTGAGTTTGTTAATCGCCAGTTGACAATATTCGATGATTAATCGTTTATCAACGTATATAAGATGATTATTGAACTAAACACAAAACTCCTGGACATTTCAGGACTAAATTCAAATCAATTAATATTCCTAAGTTTGGTATTGGATAAGAATCAAAAAACTTATAATCAAGACGTCCGCAAAATTGTCAGCCTAGTTAGCGACGAAGAAATATCAAACTTAATTTCTCAGGGACTTATTACCTCGATCGAGAGAGGTAAGTCAATTACATATCATGCAACAGATACGCTTAAAGATATAGTTCGACCTAAACAGGACTATTTCGATCTATTCTATGAAATGTACCCAATATACGTTCTACGACCAGATGGTACAAAAAACTATCTGAGAGCCAACGTTAACAAGTGTAGACATTTATTTAATGTTTATGTAGGTCAAAGCGAAGCTATGGCTCAACATCTTATTCAGTGTCTCGACTTCGAAATGAAGAAAAAGACTAACGAGGGTAAACTAAGTTATATGAAGACGATGTGGAGATGGCTCGTAGACCATCAATGGGAAGAATCTGAGGAAGAAATGCAAGACAACTCTAAAATTGAGGAATCGACTTATGGAACAGAACTTATCTAATCTTATAAGACCAATGTCAGTTGTAGCCCAAGAGGCGATAAACTACATATCTGGTCGTAGAGATCATTCTATAACATCTCTAAAGACTAGATGGGCTAAGTTTAATAAGCAGTGTATGGGGGGTATTGAACCTAATACCGTTTACACCATAGCTGGTATTTCAGGAAGTGGTAAGAGCTCATTCGCAAATGAGATCTCAACTGATATTGTTGATTTGAATCCTGGTGAAAAAATAGTAATTCTAATTTTCTCGTTAGAGATGGTTGGATTTAGGCAAGTTGGAAGAACGCTTTCTAGTAAGCTTAGGAAAACGACTTCGACTTTGTATAGTTCGGAAACGGACCTAGATGACGATACCTTCAGAAAAGTCGTCTCAGTATCTAATCAACTAAAGGAGTATCCTATATGGTTTGTAGATAACCCTACAACTCCCAAGGAAGCAGAAGATATTATTAAGTATTTCTATAATACATACATAAAGGGTACCGATAAGCATTTTGTGATAATGTACGACCATGCTCTATTAACGAAGCCTATAGGCAGCGTTATAGAAACCATGCAGGAACTCGAAAGAGTTTTCATAAGTGCTAAAAAGTACCCTATGACATCAGTGTTACAACTAGCACAGATGAATAGAAATATTGAATCACCAGAAAGAATAAACAATTCTTTGTCGCATTATCCTATGAGAAGCGACATTTCATCTGCTGATGCTTTATTTCAAGCTAGCGATTATGTTATAGTCATTCATAGGCCTGAAATTCTTGGAATACAAGAATACGGCCCGAGCCATTTACCTACTCAGAACAAGGTATATCTACACATCTTGAAGAATCGAGACGCAGGAAAGCCCTGCATACTTGAATTCCAGAATGACTTAGCATATAACAACTTGATAGAAAGTTAAGCAATTAAAATTTAGGCTGAATTATGACAACATACGATATTAAGTTTACTGACAACAACATTAAGAACACTAACAATGGTAACATTTATTCTCAGATTCTCGATGATATTATTCTTTCTACTGTAAAGAAGAACAACTCTTATTTGTTTAACACAAAGAAGGAGGACGACGATCTGATTGATGCTATGTTCAACGAGTTGGATCATACTTATATCTACAAGCCTCTGAAGGGCGACGCTTTGTTCGCAAAGGCTTGTGATGTTCTTGCTAACTATGGCAAGAAGAAGAGTATTATGAAGGGTATTAAGCTCGGTAAGATTTACCGTCTTGAGAATGGTCTCCCTATCATTTTCTACAATGATGAGATTCAGATTGGTACCGACATTTATAGTTACTCTGATTTTAGTGATTACAACTTCATCTCTTCACTTAGTCCAGAGATTAAGAAGACAATCATTAATATTAACATTAAGCTTTAATTAAAACTTTTAGTATCATTGTATCATGAGTTTAACATTACCTACTAGTAAAATTCCTGCAGTTTCTGAAAATCCTAGATATCTTATACTCTATGGTCTTCCAAAGGCTGGTAAGACATCTTGTCTTGCACAGCTGGATAATAACCTTATCATAGACCTTGAGGGAGGCTCTGTCTTCGTTGATGCGATGGCCATCCAGTGTCGTACGATCAATGATTTAGGAGAAGCAGCAAGTGCCATTCGTGCCAAGAATAAAGAAGTAGGTCATAATTTCTATAAGCATATCACTATCGATAATGCTACACGACTTGAGGATATTTGTATGAGCTATGCTTGTACACTCTATCGCCAAACTCCAATGGGTAAGAAGTGGGACGGCACAGACGTAACCACCTTGCCTAACGGTGCTGGCTATAAGTATCTTAGAGACGCAGTAAAGAAGGTAGTTGATATGTTCCGAGATTTGTGTGACGAATTTATTCTTGTAGGTCACGTTAAAGACACCGTAACTGAAAAGGATGGTGTTGAAGTTTCTGCAAAAGAGCTCGACTTAGTTGGTAAGCTGAGTAAAATCGTGTGTGGATTAGCCGATGCGGTTGGTTATGTATATCGCAAAGGAAATGAAACGCATATATCCTTTAAGGGTGGTGTCTCTGATACCATCATGGAGGCTCGTGCAAGACACATAGCCGGAAAGGATATCGTTATTGCAGAAGGTAATGAAGATGGGACACTTACAACACATTGGGATAGAATATTTAAGTAAATTGATATATCGGTCTATTAGATCAGCAGCATAATATGCTGAGAATAAACTGGATATGTTAGCATTACGTATATTAAAATAATAGAGATTATGTTTAGTACAAAGACAGCCGCAATTAGCAACGAAGAATTTAGTAATAGTAGTTATATGCCAGTAGGCATTAACCAGAACGTCACTCTTAAAGAGGTAAACTGTAACAAGTCTCCTCAAGGTCTCGATTTCCTCGAGATCGTATTTGAGAATGAGAATGGTCAGACAGCTACTATGACAGAATGGAAGAATACAAAGGGAATGTATATTAAGACAGATGAAGACTTGCAGAAGCGCGATAACGCTCAGTTTGGACGAGTTTGTCAGATTCTTGATTGTTTCTACCCACAGAGACCAGATGCAGAGCTTTCTACATTCAAGGAGATGATTGACTGGACAAAGCAGATGCTTGACCCTATGATTGCTACCAAGAAAAAGCTCCGTTTGAAGGTTATCTATGACAAGAAGGGCTACACTCAAGTAAGTAAGCTCGGAATCTTCGTTGAAGACATGTCTAATACAGATTCGCAGATTAAGCTCTTTAAGAACGATCTTATGGAACGTCCAGTTGTTGCCGATAAGGAGAACAACGATCCGCTTAACGTGCCACCAACCGTTACTCCGGAAACTGCGGATGTAACAGGCGTATCAGATCTTCCCTTTTAAGGGGTTTACGCCTGAAGAAATAGAAATACTACTTGATTGTATGAAATCCGGTAGATGGTTTTTATACTGTCTACATAGCAGGAGTGCCAAACTATACAACAAGTGGATACACCCAAGGGAGGTAATACTGCCATGAAAGGGTGTTGGTGGAGCTAGGTAATTCAGTTACCCTTTGGAGGTGAAATGCCTCCAATAAGGCTCGCAGGGTGTCGTGAGACACAAGCATGGACGAATGCGAAAACTATCCAAATCGACGTTTTGATTATATTTTGTTATATAGACAAAAGTCCAGTAGGGTTCGAATCCTTACAGAGCCACAACATTTCTAATGATAAGAAGAGCTACAGCTTGTGAAAGTAATAGCTCTATCCGCCTGTGAAGGCCGATATTATCTATGATGCACAGTTTACCTGGCATCAGATTTCATACGCGTGTACGCTACGTAAGTGCGGGTTTGAATAACCTAAAGTCCGAGCTTAGCATCTCCGTAAACTGCTATACGTCCGTCAACGTAGACCTGAGCATGTCATTAAACTGCTCATTTTTAGGGAAGTTAGTCTAATGGTAAAATAAGGGCATTGATAGATTGGAATGTGTGCAAGCTTAAAAGAAACACTACCCTGCTTATCGGTTCGAATCCGATACTTTCCACTACATGGCTAGATTGGATCCTTGCAAGGAAGCGGTTCGAATCCGCACCTAGCCCCTAACTTATAAGTTATGTATAGTACTAGAACAGCGATTACTATGTCCTTGAAAGATATCTTGGACAAAGTGAATGATTTAGACATCTATACGTATTGTTTAGGACAATTTAAAGTTGGAAAACTAATGAATAGTCCTTTAAGGTCTGGAGACAAGAATCCTTCATTTGGAATATTTCATTCTAAAACTGGAGGACTATTGTGGAAAGATCTTGGAACTGGAGAATGCGGAAACTCTCTGAAGTTCCTAAAAGAATACAAAGGTATAACGACTAGAGAAGAGCTTGAACGAGAATTATTGAGAATCGTACGCAGAATAAATCCTAATACAACCGTAAGGACAAATACGTACGATAAGCCGAAAGGAGATACTGATATCGGAATAGTTCGACAGCCGTTTACCAATGTAGACAAACAGTACTGGAAACAGTTCGGAATACATATTGATACCCTAAAGAAGTTCAATGTATTCAGCATTAAATACTTTCTTTGTAATAGTATCGTCCGAAGTATCTACAAAGAGAATAGTCCTATGTATGCATATAAAGTGTATGATAAGTTTAAGATTTATCGTCCACTTGCTTCCAAGTTTACTAAATGGCGTACCAATCTGACGAATCGGCACGTACAGGGATTATCCGAATTGCCTAAGGAAGGAGGCGACCTACTCATAATAACAAAATCACTGAAAGATGTGATGTGTTGCTACGAGATGGGTTTTAATGCAATAGCTGCTGCTAGTGAAACTGTGTTTATACCTGAAGATATACTAAGGTCTCTACGTTACAAATGGAAACATATAGTTATACTATATGATAGAGATCAAACCGGTATGCTTAAGGCTAGACAATATAGTAAGCAATACAAAATAGATGCTTTTTTCATTAATAAGAAATTTAAAGCCAAAGATCTATCAGATGCTGTTCGTGACAACGGATTTAGCACCATGAAAGACTGGTTAACAAAAACGTTACAGAAATATGATTGATGTAGTAATAGGATGCCTATTAGGTGTGCTGGGAGGTGCAGTAATGTCTCCTCTATTGCATAAATGGCTTACAAAAAAGCTGACTAAGAAAATTCGTCTCGACAAAGGTGGATTTATGCGTATTTATCTTCCAAATAAATTGCAGATGACTATCTGGGATAGTTATAGCGATGATGGGTGTATATGCGTATGCGTTCATTCTGGAGGCGAACAAAAAGTAACTGATGGCGAAATTGTCTATTTTAATAGAACTTCTGTATCCAAAATAAGGGGAAAGAATTTTTATTATGATAGGCAAGAAATCTAAAAAGAAATCCAAAGGCAAAGTACGGAATGCGACAAAAGTCGATAAGCATGGTCTCCATTTAAAGAAATCCAAAGGTAGAGTACGGAATGCGACAAAAGTCGATAAGTATGGTCTCCATTTTGGGAGTAAACTCGAATGCTATACTTATGAAGCTTTTATGAAAGCTGGAATACCAGTTAAATATGAGCCAAAGCGTTTCGTATTACTGGATAAATTCGAGTATTTAGGTGAAAAAATAAGGCCTCTAACATATCTACCTGACTTCATTGGAAATGGGTTTGTAATAGAATGCAAAGGTCTTATAGGAGATTCATTCCCTCTTAGATGGAAATTGTTTAAGCATTATCTTAAGCGACATCGAAGTAAAATGAAATGTTATCTCGTACGTAACCATAAACAGGTAGACGAGATGATAGAAGAGATAAAAACCAATATCTGAGTATTATAATATCAGTAAATATGGAAAAGAAATTTTTGAAAGTAGGTAATAATATAAACTTTAAGTTTAACACAGATGGTCTTGAGTATGATTTGATTCCAGGAACAGTTTACAATATTATTGTAGACCGTTATACTGACACCGTATCACTACAAGAGTCTGGTAAGTTACCTTTGCCTTCTAAGGTATATTGTACATCGCGTGATGAACGTTTCATAGACAAGGTTGTTAATAGTTATAACCTGTCTGAGAGCGGATTTACTGGTGTAATGCTTGCAGGATTGAAGGGATCAGGAAAGACAGTAATGGCTAAGATGATTGCCAATAAGAGCGGTCTTCCAATTGTGAACATAGACAAAAACATACGTCCACATATCCTTCGAAATATTGTAGAGATGCTCGGTGACACAAGTGTTTGCTTCTTGTTTGATGAGCTTGACAAAGTTCTTGCAGATTACGATGATTCTTTCTTATTACAGGTATTGGATGGTTCTGATACTAAGGGTAAGCATATGATTTTGTTTACCTGTAATGATGACAGAGAGATATCAGAGTATCTGATAGACCGTTGTTCTCGTATTCGCTATTGGCGTGAGTTTGAAGAAATGTCTCCATCTCTTATAATGGAGGTATTGAATGACAAGCTTAATGATAAGAAGGAAGTTAAATCTTTAACAGACTTTATTAAGGATAACTTCGAGGTATGTAGTTTTGATAACATTGTTTCTTTCGTAAAGGAAGCTAACAATTATCCTACTACGACATTCGAAGAATTGTTTGAGGATATGAACCTTTCTTCAAAAGGTACTATAAAACCTCATGCTCGTTCTTGTAAAGAGAACAATCATAAGAACGTTAAGAGCAAATTAGCTCCAGATGATTTCTGTTGTGATTATTGTTGTGCAGAATGCTAATGGTTACACCAAAGTACAAAATACCGGAATACGACATTCCATACTACGAAGATAATACACGCATTAGCAATAGTGCGATAGGCTGGTTCTTGAATAAAGGGCCGGCCTATTTTCGTAATATGCTGAATGGTAAAGAGAAAGGCTTAGATTTACCACAGTTACGTAAAGGAACCATGATACATGAGTTCCTGCTTCAACCAGATCGGTTCTGGAATGATTACGTTCTGTTCGATGGCGAAAAGCCTAAAAGTGCGCAAGCACAAAAGTTCTGTGAAAACTTAATAAATACCGTTGAAATAGAGCCAAATAAACAGCTCTCAGAAGCCTATCGCAAGTCTTATAGTATAGTTGGCAAGAGTGAAGATAAAATCCTCTCAGAAGCGCTTAAAATAAGCGTAGAGTATAAGGATTATATCGAAGCTATTAAGTCTAAGAAAATACTTATATCTCAGTATGACTTAGACCAGCTTATGAAGATTCAACATAATGTTGGAGATCATAAGCTAGCAAGACAATTAATACGAAGAGCTGGTGATCATGGAAGTATACACGTATACCATGAGTTCCAGATAAACTGGGACTATTGGGCTGAAGACGAATTGAATCATGGAGCACTTACTCCTGTTGCATGTAAATCATTGCTTGATAGTTGTACATTTAACTTTGACACAAAGACATGTACAATTATGGATATCAAGACTACGGCTAAGTTATGGCATTTTGAAGACAGTATGAAAGAATTTGACTACTGTAGGCAATTGTGCTTTTATAAGGATGCTGTATATTGGTATCTTGCAAATGTACTAGGAATAACTAATGAATTTGATAAATGGAGATTCGAATTTTATATTATTGCTATTGATACAACTGGCAGTAATGAAATAAGAGTTTTCAGATTAGGTCCATCTCAAGTTAGTTCTAGAGAAACGGCAATAAGTAATTTCATGAGAGTGTATTTATGGCATTTGGGAACAGATAACTGGGACCATAGCTATGATTACTATACTGGAGACGGTAGCGAAACTTTAAACCTATGAGTAAAATGAAAAACGAAACTTTGAATGTTGAAGTGTTAGAAAACACATTTAATGTTATGAATCTTGAAAATACACTTAATGTAGACGATTTTGAGAATTGTGCTACAGGTGAAGAATTAGAAGCAGCAATTTTGAATGTTTAATAAAGAGAAGTTTAAAAATAACTCTATATTTGTAGTTCCTTATATAATAACGAATAGGGAATTATTAACTACAAATGCTCTTTATTCTTCAGAAATAGTGGCAGTAGGAGAAAAGAAGTATATACGACTTCTTTATAATCCTATTTCCGTTGCACAGCGTTATTGGATATACAAGCAATCTGAGAGTGAATATTATTTTGACTCTAAGATTGATGTAGAATCTAATAGTAAAGTTCTTCTTGAAGTTTTATACGAAATACCGAAAGCAAAGAAGGCTGAAGTATCTTGTATAGAACAAGGTGGATTTGATATTCTAACAAAGCAGAATGTAGTTGATAACGCAATATACTGGGGATACTATTCCCCAGAAGTTTTGAATTAGTGAATAAATAAACCCCGGCCACTCGTGAGAGCAGTCGGGGTCTTTTTTATTTATTAAATTTATCTAAAGCCCAATTGTATAATTGGTCATCTGAAGATTTATTTTGAATGATTTGATTTTCGTAATAGCTTCTTTTACTCTTTGAGTCAAGGATTTGTTCATAAGCATGATGAAATGGTGTTGCTTTAAACATATCTCTTGAAGCCTTATTCCATTCAATATCTGTAAATGGAATATTATAATCAGAGTAAATACCTCGCTATATACTTGGATCATAATCGTTAAGGGAGCCACCTAGGAAAGTATCCAATAGCGATCCTCGAGGCATAATGGAATATAATGCGTATTCAGGAACGGATTTGACAACGCTCTAAATAGCGTCTAAAGTACCAGTTTGGGCTGATACTGTCTTAAAGTTATTTAATGCATCGTCGAAACGATAAGGAGTAAATACCTCCCATTTTGTACGTACAGCAATATATGCAAGTAGCTACATTAATTTATTATCATCATCAGAGTCTGCATATGCACATATTAAGGCAACAGTAGGGCAAACAACTAATTTATATAGAGCAATTTCAGTTGCAAGACGTTTTAATTGCTGACGTCTAAATCTACATAATCTAGCTTGGCTTTCGGACGAATTATCGTACAAATATCTCTGTAATGACCTAGAATTTTTCGCTCTAGCGCCAAATAATGCACCAAGTGCAGAACCTATAGCAACACCAGCCATAGGACCCACAATGGGCAAAAATGATCCTAATGCAGCACCTGCTGCAAGACCAGTTAAGATTGATTTCTTTCTGTTCACCTAGAAGTTCTAGAGGTTTACTTCATCAGAATATCCTTTAGACAACACATTAAGTAATTGTAATCCAGACCTAAATGAACCACCTTTAAACTATTGAGTAGAATTATCCCATACTGTATCTCCGAATCTCTCTTGAAGCATAAGAGGGAAATATTGTCTATGAACCAAAACTGCAGCACCTAATGCATTTGTTGTAATAGCAGCCTTTTGTGACTCAGTAGCCATACCATCCGCATTTTCTGCATATCTCTCAATTCTAAAATGGAGTACATCTTCTATCTGTTTATACTATTTGTAATACTACTTATCTACAGTAAGTTTTCCGTTCTCTTCTTTCATAATAGATAGTAAGCTTTTTCCTTTCTTCCACTCTTTAATCCGCTTTTTAGTCTCTTCTGGATTAAGGATATTATTCATTATAACGTCATCCTTGGTTATAAACTCTCCATTGTAATATCTGTAAGACATTATAGTAGAAATAGCTATAGGTGCCTTAGCACAGAAGTCAAACATAGTAAGTCCACCGAATGCCCAGTTATGAGTTATGGCGTTTATAAAATTATTTCTGTTTGAATCCTTCATCTTTCTCTCAAGCTAACTAGCTACATTAAAATGCTCCATTATAAGCATTAAGAGGTCTTTAGAGTTATGGTCTTCTATATATTTTGCGCCCATACCATTTTCAACTAAATGATGTAAAACAAATCTAGTGGCAGCGAAAGCGTCCGAAAAACTATATTTCTATCCAACTATAGAATTTACAATATGCGCCCATGTAGCGGTAGTAAAACCAGTTCCGGCCACAGCTATATTACAGCCAAGGTTTACAAGTGTTGTAGCAGCTCTGAATAACTAAGCTACCTTACCCATATTAACCTCTCTACCGAATATATTGACCTACATTCTTGATGAGCGTATATTATATAGATTCATATCCAAGAATTTTCTAGCGGCCTTATATGTATTAGAAGACTTTCCGGTAACATTTCTAGTAGTTCTCTTAAGATTACCTATACTACCAGTAATTGATACCTTTTCATGATTTCTATTCTCAATCATATCTACCATAGATTCACATGTAGCTTCTATCTATTTCTTGTTCTTATACTTCTAAGACTAGTTGTAGTACTCACCAAGTATGCCTATTAAATCAGATGAGAGCTATGATGCATCATTAAGCCTTCTGGTGTAGTACTATGGTATCATATTAAGCTGTCTACCATCTGGACGTTCTCCGCTTATTTCGCTACCGAATGTAGGATCTTTTGAGTTAATAATATCTCCAAACTAATCCTGGTCAGACAATGCCTAATCAATAAGCTATCCATATGTACCATCTTGTTCCCATCCTTTCTCTCCAATGCCAACGGTATCTTTAAAATATTCTCTAAGAGCGCCTCCAGAAGAAGATGGGTCTACATTACCAGTTTTAATAAAGTCCCAAGCCATTCTCCATTTGCCACTATGTTTTTTAAGATATTTAAAGAATGAACCAGTTATCTATGGAAGAAGATAATTGTCTACATAATTTCTGTTTACCTATAACTCGTTAGACTCTTTAATTGTTTGATACGTCTTATCATAAAGAGCTTTAAGAGTCTTAGATTTAATAATCTTATTATACTGCTTAGAATTGTCGTATAATTCCTTCTTTGGTACAAATGCCTATCCATAACTCTCATCGAAATCTTTATCAAGCAAATCATTATTCTCATCAGAGTTAAGATAACCATCTCCTGGTAGAATCTCCATAAATCTGTCGTAGTAAGCCTACTTTGCTACAACTTTTCTAAACCAAGGTTTAGCCTACCATGATATTTCTCCGTCTACATCCTCAACAAGTCTACCAGTATTTCTCTAAAAGGTATCAAGATAACCTGGCTCGTCCTTGTCTCTAAGAACTGCCAATCTGTGCATTTCTTTATATACGTCAGTCAATGAAGACTGAGAATATTTTCTAAAAATTTTTGCACGATTTTTAGAAAGCTTTTTTAAATCTTTATCCTCTCTTACAGCTTGCTTTCTAATCTTAGCTAACTCTTTGTCTATTTCTTGTATTTTATTCTGTATGGACTTCTATAATTTAGAAGGATTTATATCACCAGTATTGTAATCTCTGTATGTAGACAGTATATTATACTTCTGTTGCTACAATTCTTCATATCTAGCTCCATGATCGCTAACTCCGTCTACAATTATTGCGTATACAGGTTTCTCTGCTTCATTATCGATAGTTTCCCAAAGTAATGCTTTACCAGTCTCTTCGTTTACCTTAAGTCTAGTCTTACTGTTTCTTGAGTCCCATTTTCTAAGCTTATTGAAATCGAAATTACCATCTTCACCTTTAGCCATTTCTTCAAGACCACCACACTCTTGAATAATTTTGTTCCTATCAGCCTGCCATCTCTTTGTATCTTTCTTAACTTTATCGGAAGAATTAAAGAGGGTCTCGTTCAATTTCTAAAGCTCTTTTGCTATACGGTATTCTGGAGTTCCTTCTATCTTAAGTTCTCCATTTATATCATAGTCAGAAGCTAACTATTTCTTTTGTATATACAGGCCTCTAAGTGTGTTCCATTCAGAATCTGTAAGTCTATCAAAATGATAGTTTCCAAACTCGTCTTTACAGCTCTACTTTATGGCTTTAATCTATATCTGGATAGAATCACGTGCCCTCATAGTATCTGCAGAAAGATTTGCAAATGCTTCGTAGTATTCTTTTTTATATTTCCTATGACAGTTTTTGCTTAACCAATCATTTACTTCTTTACTCCATTTTACACCATCATCACCTTTTGGCTATTCCCTATTAGATGGGTCTAATCCGTATTTGAGATTAAGCTTTTCCATGAACTCCTATCTCTTTCTGAAAAATTTACCATAATTAAGGTCTCTTACCAAATAACCTGTAGTAAATCCGTTATCATCAACCTCATAAAGATCAAGAACACTTTCGCCAAACTTAAGCTATTCTTTAAGCTGCATAAGTTCTACGACTCTGTCATGGGTATCTCTATCAGCTTTATGAGTAGCTTTATCTATAAGATAAGCCATTGCTCTTAAAGCTTCATCTTTAGCAGAATCCATAGAACCTACAGTAGTATAAAACCAGTTTGTATCGTATCCTATAGTCTTAAGGTGGTTGATGTAATCTGCTATTGTAGGAGAATGAACATCGTTACCTATCTATGCAAACCTCTTCTTCATGTTATTAATGAGGATCTCAGACATAAGAGATGTAGCGTCTGCTGCTACAGCTTCAGAACTTTGTACAATCTAGATTATTCTTTGTATATCGTTAAGTGTAGCCCTATCCTATTGCGGTTTATCCTCAAGTTCTTTTATGAGTAAATCTATTACAGTAGGAGAATTAAGAGCGCTGTTAATCTCTGATAAAATCTTCTAATATGTACCAAAGTTATCATGTGCTAAGAACATATACTCAGCATCGCTTATGGTCATATTATCTTGTCTTATCTTGTGTATCTTTTTGGAATCAATAAGAAGCTATGGTGCAATCTATTGAACAAGACTAGCTATTGAATAAAATGTGCCTCCAAGTCTATCTTTAAAAGACTGAACCTGAGATCTAAGTATCTCTATGTTCTCACTCTTATATTCTTCTGGAAGCTAAGATACTTTAATAGCAGCCTATCTCTTTGATAGGGCAGTAGCTATGTTATTACACATCTCTTCTATTCTCTTCTATGCTACCTCTTCTGAGTCTCGTGTATTAAGTCCAAGATCATTATCATTAATTCTATCAACTCTCATAGAATTATTAACTTCTGCATAATTAGTAGCTCTAATAAGATCTTCTCTAGTCTACTATATCTAGTCGTTTGATAGCACAGAATTATCTAAAGATTTATATACTTCCTGGATTATTTTAGACGCCTACAAGCCTTCAAATTTAAGAATAGGTCTATTGAGTAGATAAGACGCTACGGTATTCTAATACAGCTTTAATTGGTCTTTATTTGTATTAAATACATTACTATTTATTAATAATCTAGATAGGCTATTTACAAGGTTTTTTAACGCAAGAATTGGAGCCTTATTGTTCTTTTTATCTTCAAGAATAGCTCTCTGGTATAGCATGCTTCTTACATCTTGTCTTGTGGCGAATTCGGAAGCAAACTCTTTTTCGTTTTCAAGACAATAATAAAGACCAGACATATCCATTCTGCTAAATAATTCCTTAGGAAATAACTTATTAAATATATTAAATACCTTTCTATTCTAGTCTCTGAATTTAATATCTTCTTTAGTTTTTGCGTCGTTTATAGGATCTGTTGTTATAGCATGTATTATCTCATGTAGATACGTATCAGCTAAATACTGATTAGATACATTGTTAGATAGCTATGGGTCGATAGATATTGCGCTTTTGCCATCTACTGTATAAGCCTTCATTAAACTACCATCTTCATGATTTTTGAAAACAGTAGGTATTTCATGACGCTATAAAACTTCTGCAAGCTTTTCGTTCTATGGAGAGAATAATCTTAACTATGAGAATCTGGAAATAATATCTTTACTAGACTATTCCTTACCACTCTGTAAAGCACTTGATATAGATTCGCCAAAAGTAGAATATACATTAGCTCTCTTAAATTTGTTTTGTATGCCAATCTTAGACCTAAGCGAAGCAGAAGCTTTTGCTTTTTCTAACGACTCTCCAAAAGGAAGTATAGGCTCTCCGTTAATATCAATTTTATCCTTACTGATACTATCGCTAAGCCAATCTCCAAAGTGCTTTCTAAACGTCTTTGAATATAAATTAGTTTTAGCTTTTATGGCTTTATTTATATCGCCATTGTATATCTACAATAGCTGTTGAAATACTAATGATGGCTAGCCATTTGGAGCTAAATCCATGAGATTGCCATTATTAGCATGATAGGCTTTATAGGCTGCTTCCATAGCAGAGTAATCAAGCCCGCGTCGCCGATTTCTCAGCTCTGCGGACCTAAATTCCTCTTCTGTCATTGGTTTACCACCAAGTGCCTATATTATATTGCTGTCTCT